TACCCAAAATACTCCGTTTCTCACGGTATTAAACCGCAGTACATTACCGGCCGACCTATAACCACTCCAGCCGCCGCTGCGCATTACGAAATAGGGAACAGTGGGGTTTAGGCTAGGTGCGGGGTTAAAGTCTGTATTAATGTCTCCACTCATAACCATACCGCTAATCTCACCAATACACATAAAAGCCGTAGATGTTTGAAATTCAATCCGCCACCGTTCGGATATAGTACCGGCACTGGTCAACTCAATTGGATACAAAAGATCGTTGTAAAGCGGATCACACGGATCACCTAATACCGCATCGCTCCACTCGTTAGTCCAGGTATCTTGCGAGAAGACATTGGTGTATCTTGGGAATAAGTCGCCAAGTGCTAACTGGCTTGAAACGAGAGAGCCAATAGGGAATTGAATTATGGGGCCGCGATCAATTTCTAACTCGCCGTTAAGCAAAACGCTCGTAACCAATGCCGTATGCTCTCGTGTGAACTCTAGCTTTAATGGCTGCTCATATCCTACCAAGTCTAACGGATCGGATAACTGCACTAAGCCAGCCGCTAAGTCAGTATCCGAATCTACCCAGACCTCTCCCGATGTTGATGCTGTGATAGCTTCGCCGGTTGCGGTGCCGTCAGCAATGCCGCTAGTAGAATAAACAAATACGGTGCCATTAGTAATCGTTATTTCATGCAATCCATTTAACCCCAACGGCGTAGCTCCAGATATTGTCACGGACGGATTTACTCCGTCAAACGCATAAAAGCCGTGACCACCGCTAACAGTAGCAGTCGCAACATTTGACAGTACAGTTAAAGAATTTACCAGCACTGGCGGTATTGCAGTAATCTCCCAAAATTCGTAAGATTCCTGCGCCGGCGCATCTAGGCAAGAAAGGAGTGCTTTACTACCATAATTCACTACGTTATATGGTAATATCCTACTCCGCTTATCCAATACCCGTATTCTCGATATGTAAGTTGTGCCGCAGTCTATTACACTGCCGGCCACCGCAGGATTCGCTAGGTTTATACTACCTGTTTTATGAACAACTATCGGATTACCTTCGTAGAAAATCGGCACTTTGCCGCTAGATGGGAATCGTCCGGGATCAACACCCAAGTCCTCCGCTGTAATCGGAAGGGTATTTACGAATACACACGAATACTTTATAGAGCCGGGCTGCACACCAGGAACAAAGTTTAATTCAAGGTATCCGTGCTGTTGGTCTACGCTGCCAGTCAATTCATGCGGATCAGCAGCATCCGTGATTTCTCCGTTTGGATTAGAAGCGCCGGCGATAATATGTCCGTCACTGGCGGTTGCGCTCAACACTAAAGTACCGGGACGGATATTTGCCATTGGAGTGCGAAGGTAAAAATTCTTTTCATATCTCCCTGTTTGGGCTAGGCAAAAGGCTATATTAGTGATTGTGTTTATAGCTTTAGATGTATGCTTTGTAATTGATAAAAGCCTATCAACTCGATCAATAGAACCAGCGACTTCTTTATTGGCTTCTACCCATGGCGTAGCGCAACGGTACAGATTGCCTCCAATAGTTTCATCATGGTATTCGTATCCATCCCACCGCATTCTAAAAGCACCCGGCATTATGTCGCCTATGCTAGCAGTAAGCACTGGCATTTTAATACCGCTAAGCTGGAACGATTGCCTTCTAACCTCCGTTACGGTTGCGTCACCCGTTTTGCTACTCACCGATAAAGCCGTTGCAACACCATGCGGCATAGTTTCATCTGAGGCCACAGTCATAATAGAGTACGCAATGGCTACTGCTACTCCTTTTAAGTCTTCGGTATATTCGATAGGATAAATATTCTCAGATACAGTTGAATTATCACTTGTAAGTTTTTTGCGTATTTTTAAAGTAGTATCAAAATCTGGTAGATAGTTCCAATGTATTGTGACTAGAGAAAAAGAAACGGCAAAACTGGCTTGTGAAATAGCTGCGCAACAAGCGGGATCAGTAATAACAGACTCTGATGTTACGGTAAGAGTTTTCACAACGCCGTTATCAATATATTCAAACTCATAGTAATGTAGCGTAAAATTGACTGGGTAAGAAATAGTTATCACCGATCCACTTTGATCTAATATCTTTACAGCGTAGGTATTCCCGCCAGCAGTAACGGTAAAATCAGCCGTCAAGCTAACTTCGTTGGTAAATGGTGTTATTTGCCCAATGGTGCTAGGCGACATAGTTGTCGGTGTCCGTAGCCATGATGGAGTTATTTTACCATCCGCATCCCATACCAAATTTACAATCTCGAAAATCGGTGTGATAGCATCATCTACAACCATTGGGTTGGTGTCGCCATTCTTGTACACGTTCACAGCATATACTACTGGAAATACATCACTTGTATGTGTGCGATTGGTTTTACGGAGGAGCGTTGATTCCGGGATAGCTAAGTCAATAATTCTAGGTCGCACAGTTTCCCTATTCCTGGAAATACATCACTTGTATGTGTGCGATTGGTTTTACGGAGGAGCGTTGATTCCGGGATAGCTAAGTCAATAATTCTAGGTCGCACAGTTTCCCTATTCCAAAACGGAATATACACATCACCAACAACTGTTTCATAGGAAACAAACCTAACACCAGTTCCCTCTGGAACCCGTGACCACTCTATAATCGCTTTAGCGGGGTTGCCAAGTGTTTCAATGCTTTTTATACCGTCACACGTGCAATATAGATTTGGTAGCAACAGCGGTTCGTTGTTATCTCCATAATAAATAGCATAGTTTTCTACACCATCCATTGTAAAGAATATTTTCTTGAAAGGTTTATTAACAAATATATGATCGTCTGGATTGTCGCCAAAATTATACGTTACCGCTTCCGTGATATGGTCATCTATTTGAATTGTATAAACCACGCCCTCTACAGTTACATCAAACTCAAGCCTAAGGCTAACGTTACCGTTTAATACATTCACGGTTCCAATTGGAGAAGGATCAATTATTGTTGGTGTCCGCAGCCAATTTGAAACATACATATCACCGGACGGTTGCCATTTTATTTGAGCAGTCAAAGGCAATGGCCGCGTTGGATCGTTTGTCGCAAGCAATGTCGCGCCTACATATATCGCTATCGGATATTCAATATATTTATCATATGCTGCAAGCGTTGACGGACTGATAACAAATGTTGCTAGTTTAGGATTTGCAATAAGCCAGGCATCGTTCCAAAACGAAGCGGTAACGTAGCTAGCGCTAACTGTAGCATTCATTGCTACGCACTCCAGCTCTGTATTCATATCAGGAAGTGTTGACCACGTGACGGATAAATCGCCGCTAGTCCAGTTGGCAATGGCAAGTGGTACAATATCCGTCGCGAATGGTAAATGCGTTTGTGGAGAGGTAAACCTAAATGAATTTTGCAGATCATCATGCCAGTAAAAAATATCCGCAACATTAGCTCCAGTCAAATCAAAGTCTAGCGTGCTAATGCCGTTACCGATAGTTGCATCCGTGACAGTAGTAAATTCATGTTCACTCGCCCACTCAAACGTAATCGAAGAGTCAACGTCCGGATCATAGCCAAGTGAAAGCACGCACGCGCCGGTAGTATAGTTTATACTGCCGCTGCCGTAAGCCGCATCCCCACCTACCAATAAGCTGCTGCCGTTATCCACAAGCTCGTACCACTTGCCAAGTGACAGATACGCAACCTTTAGCGTGCCTAGTGCCGGTATAGGATTTAATGGTGTTGACCAGGTAAGACCATTGTTACCGCTAGTAACTTTAAGTGCAAAGGTCTTTACCACGTCCGTTACAGTAATTGAATATACCCCAACCGTTAATGGCAGTTCTATCCTGGCTAAAGAAAATTCTGCGCTCACGGATTCATTTTGAGTTACCGGCACCACCGGCACTAATACATCGTTTACCGTTATTGTAGTAGCTCCGATATCGGCGGCAATTTTCAACTCGCTAATACCATGATACTCCGCTGATACCGCAGCCGTTGTGCGCCTAATGACGGTGTCGCCAGGTCGAGTAGGACGCGGGGATTCACCTGCAAAATCTTTTGTTATTGGCTCTGCTATATCCATTACGATTACGAGGCAGTCGAAACTTACAAGCGGACTGGTAACACTTTCATTCTGATAATACCAAAATGTGTCCTCATAAGTAGATACGCTTTGCACTTGAAACGAGGCACTATCCCCTTTATTCACTCCACTTTCTACGCTAAGTATGTAAATGTCACCAACGGACGGCACATCATTACCAACATCAGTATATGCCAATATTTGATTGGAACCAGCTACTTGAGTACCTAGCGGGTGCATTTGAGAAATAGCGCCAGTGCCAACGTAAGACTCTAAATACCGTTGCGCCGTTGGTCTGGTAGTCGCCACGTCACCAGTCTTAAACAGGATAATATTCGTATTCACATCCGTAGGCTTAGAGTCAATTGAAGCTCCCACCCCGTAATAAATATCATCCGTTGCGGTGTTCACACACACATGCACTTGTCGCAAATTCACTTGACCAGTAAGTCGCGCTAAATTACTGATCGGCCCAAATAACTGATTAACCCTGTTATTTTCAATAACGGTGCCAGTCATTTGACCACCACCGTCATTTTTATCCGTCATGCGCTGTGAGCTTCGCAGCTCTATATCGTTGCTTAAAATCATGCTGTTACCATTCCATATTGTGAAAGTTTATTTAGCAAATCATCTACTGCGCTCTGCGTTCCCTTAAGAACGTGTGATCCCCACTCAAGCCGCACTACCTTTTCACGGCTTGACGGTGCTATGAAATTCGCGCCCTCCGCTGCAAAATGCGTTGGTACACCGTCACTCCTAATGCCTTTTTTGCTTACCTCGTCCGCCGGCGTAACCTTGACATGTTCACCACTTTGCACCCGCATCGGGAACGAATCGTTTGGGTAGCCTGGAGGCACTATAAAGTCCGCTCCTTGCGCAGCCACAAGCTCTTCCTTGTATTTTTGTAATTGACTATTGTATTCAAGCCGTTCCACATAATCTTTAAGCCGCTGAAGGCTTGTTTCATCACCATATTCTTGATATGCTTCGTAGTTTGGACTACTGTCTGTTAATTCAGATTTTGTTTTTAATAGCTTTAGAGCGCTTAAATAATTTTGTAATCTTTTTGTTCCGACTGCATCATCATATTCGCCATAGTTGTACTCGTCGCTGGGAACGTATTCCTTTATTTCGTTTATTGTTTTAGCTGCGCTTATCGCATCATTAATCCTGTCAATGTAGCTAATTCCGGTGTTTGCTTCGATCACATATTGAGCGGTGCCGGTAAGTCCTGCCAATTCATTTGTGGCTTTATGATATGCGGCGACTTTCTTTACATACTCCAAATCCCTGCCGGCATTGTTGGCTTCCACATCGCTAATATCATCTCCGCTATATTTTGCTATTTCATTTAAATTTTCATAGTAATCAACAAAATATTCTAGTTCGGATTTGCTCATGCCACCGTTAAATTGGTTTGTTGTAATCGATGCTAACTTATCATAAAGTCTTTTTATTTCTACTTGTTCTTTTAATTCATCAAGTTCAGTAGGAACAACAAAATCCGCACCATCCGCTGCAAAATGCGTTGGCTTGCCAACCTCATCAGCCGGCGTAACCTTTACATGCTCACCAGATTGAACCCGCATTGGGAACGAGTCGTTTGGATAGCCTGGAGGCACCACGAAATCCGCACCCTCCGCCGCTTTCAAGCCTAATGAAATTTCATTCCCAAAAGCATCAACACCGGCAATGCCGGCCTGCTGCCGTAATTGCGACATCCTGGCGTTGTGTTGCTTTTCCTCTTCCGTCATTTGCAAATCAATGTTGGCAACGCGGCGTTTGTATCCGTCTTCGTATGCCGAGTCCACCCTATTAATGCCGGCATACTCTTCATTTATTTGAAGTAACCGTTTATCATGCGCTAATTTATTCAGGTTTATAACCCGATCAATCATTGCGATTAATTCCACATTCCCTTGTGCTTTGAGCTTTTGCTCTTCTAAATCCATTAGTTTTTGCTGATATGCCAAGTCTTCCAGTAGCTTAGCGTCTTCCAGCGTCATCATGCCAAGCTCTTCAAGAGCGCTCTTTAGCTCCCCCGCCACCGATTCCGTAAGCGATTGCATTGCGTCTTTAGCGGATTGCAAAGCGTCACGTAATACATCTAGCCTTTCATTGCCAATGCTTGCGTAAGTACGCTCCATTTGTTCTAGCTTAGCTATGTAATCAGTGAGTGAAAGGTCGCCGCGATCATACTCCTCCTTTAACGAACCCAACGCTTGAGCTAAGTCTTCAGTCCGCCTTTGTACCGCTGCGATACGAGCCGCATACTCAGTCGCTCTTATTATGGCATTATCCCATTCCATTTTTGTTAAAATCACGGATCGGGTTGCAGCCATAGAGTTGATGCTGTCGATGTAAGAATTCATAACAGCATCAAACGCTTGGTTAGCAGCATCCATATCTTCAGGGAGATTGGATACGTCATGTCCTAACGCTTGCATTGCGCTTTGCAGCGTGGTTATGCTTTTGGTGAGTGCTTCCGTAGCCTTAGCGTTTTCTTCCTTAGCTTTTTTATCGATCTCCAGCGCGTCCGCCTCTAGGTCAAGAGCGGTTGCAGAATCCTGAAGTGCCTGTACTTGCGCTTGCTCTTCCGCCGTGTAAATACCGTCAGCGGATAGCTCGTCTTCCTTTGCCTTTGCCAGTTCCCTTGTGGCTGTAGCCTGTTCTCTTTTAGCGGTAATTTGCTTTTCGAGTAGTTCTATTTCAATTTTGAGCTTTTCTTCCTGTAGCTCCTGAACTTCCCTTTCATCACCACGAGCTTCCGCAGATGCAATAGCGGCATCGATTGCCTTTAACTTGTTATCCGTTTCTTGCTCTATAAGACCGACATTCCTTCCAATAGCATCGATCTCTAGTTGTATAGCCTCCGCATGATCTTTAGCAGCGGCAGCCGCCACTCCGCCGGCGTTGGCACTATCTATCTTTGCTTGCCTTTCGTTTTCAAGTTCCTTTATTTCGACACCAAGAGTATCAGCCAACAGTTGCGAGTTATCGATTGCTTTTTGCTCTTGTGCGGATACCGTGCTATCAATAGTTGCTTTGGCTTTGAGCGCATCCGTTTGTTTGTTGGTAGCTTCTATCTGTACCTTTTTTGCATCTATCTGTTGGTTGACTAATTTTATTTCTTCAATTAATGCTTGCTGTTGTAATATAGCGGCAGCGGTATCATCGCCGCGTGCCTTTGCCATATCGGATTGATGTTTGATCCCGTCAACTACAACGGCACTTTCTTTTTCTCTTAACGATATTGTATCTTTAGATTTTTCAATTACTTCTGATTGTGTTTTTATTTCTTCGTCAAGGGCTGTAGTGTATTCTTTAGCAGCAATTGCTAATTCTTTAGATACTTCAGTTAGTTCTTCAGTAGATTTTCGTAGCTCTAAGTTTGCTTCGTTGGCTTTTCCCGTAATCTGCGATAGTTGGTCTTCTGCTGTTTTTAACACTGACTTCTTAGCAGTCAAATCACCGCTAACTACGGACTGTTTCTGAAGCGATTCTGTTAGTTCCTGGTGTTTTAACCTTGCTTCGTTTGTAGCGGCAATAACTGCCTGTTTGTTTTTGGCATAAATTCCATCTTGCTCAGTGGCAATCAAAACCTCATCATTTAAATTTTTTGTCGCTATAGACACGAAGTCTTTAGCTTTTGCCAACTCTGATTCTAAATATGTTTGTGCTGTTATCCGATGTAATTCATTTTGTTGTTTGGATTCGTTTTGTTTTATATGGTCAGCAATTTTTTGTTGGAGGTCGATAACACGGTTTTCTGCATCCGCTAGTTTAGTTTTAGCTAAAGCAACATCATCGGTGCGTGAAATCAGTGTAGATAACTCGGTAGTCTCGTTTTTTATCGCATCCGTTAGTCTAGCTTTTCCCGCTAACGCTTCGTCCGTGAGTTTGCTGTGAGCTTTGGTTGCTTCAGAGGATGCTATAGTTGCTGTTTTTACAGCTTCAGTTGCCGCCGATACCTGCGATAAAATCGTTTCATGTTGTTTTAAAATAGGCGACACGGATTGCAATGTGTTCTCGTGACTGGCTTTGACCGCGTCAACAGCATCCCGCAGGTCTTCCCATTTGATGCGGTAACCATCTAAGCCTTCCGTAGATTGCCTTACCGCTAAACCATGCTGTCCTGATGCTATATTTAGAGCGTCCAGTGCTTTAGCGTAGTTTTCTGTAGCTTCTCTTAAATCTATTTCTGCCGCAGTTTCTTCACCCTTTGCTTTTGTAAGCGAGATTGCGAGCCGTTCTGATTGTTCTGTGGCTGTGGCTAAATCTTTCTCGGCTTGCGTTAATTTTTCTTTTGACGGGATAATTGCCGTTCGTAAATCACTTACTTCTTTTTCTTTGACGATTATTAGTTTTTCGTTAGCTACGACTTGATTTTCTGTGGCTTTAACGGATTCTGATGTCGCGACTACTTCGCCGCTTATCGCCTTGCTTAAGCCCACAGTAAGTCTTTCGTTTGTCTGTAATAGACTGGATAGCTCCGTTTCAGCTTGCGTTAATTTTTCTTTTGACGGGATAATTGCAGTTTGCAAATCGCTTACTTCTTTTAATCTTACGTCTATTAATTTTTGGTTAGCTACAATTTGCTGTTCTATGGTTTTAATGCTTTCTTCAGACGCGACAACGTTTATGCCATACAGTAATTCCTTTTCTTTGGCTACAGATTTAGTGGCAGTCTCTAGTATCTTAGCGGCTTCAGACTCCGCCTTCATTGCCTCCACAACCTTTGCTTGCGACGCAGCAGTTACATCTGCGGATTTGTTTAGGTTTTGCAAAGCAACATCGTATGCAAGTATTGCGTCCGTCAACACTCTTTCCGCCGCTGTTTGTTCTCCTTTCGCTTTTGCAAGTGATGTTGATAAAACAATGCTTTTTTGTATAGCGGCATCATATTTTTCTTGCGCAACGCTCAACTTATCGACTGCAATCTTATGTTGCTGTGTTGACATCTCCACAACGGCACTTGTCGCAAGGTATTCGATCTGTTGCTGCTCGAGTCCCTGTAGGCTGCCGCTGTTTGCTTTGATAGCGTCAGATAACGATGCCCTTGCTAACCTTTGATTTTCAATGTCCGCTGATAATATCTTGGCAGTTGATGCTTCTAATTCTTGGGCGGGGATTAAAACAGATTCAATTGCTTGTATTTGCTTTTCGTTTTCTTGTATGGCTTTAGTCTTGGCTTCTATATATTCTTTAGTCTTTTCAATAACAACGCCAGTCATTAATACTTCTTCGTCATGTGCAGCGGATTTAGCGGTGGACAGCCTTGCACTGGCTTCTGATTCCTGTTGAATAGCAGCCGCAAGCTGTTCACTAACAACTACCGCCGCGCTTATTGACGCAGTTTCAGCATCCCGCAGTTTTTTGCTTATCTCGAGTTCTGTGACGGATTTTTTTCTAGCTTCTATTTCAAGTTCTTTTTTTACAATGTAATCAAATATCTTTATTGTTTCTTCTTGTATTTTAGAAATTTCACCATCTCTAGCTGCAACGCTGTCCTCTATAGTTTTAATTGATTTCTTTTGGGTATCAATACCCATTTCTATTTGTTCAATGTAATTAGCGTGGCTACGTTCGCTATCGCCAAGCTCTCTAGCCAGCGACTTCCGAGATGCAATTTCTGATTCAAGCAATCCAATTAATCTATTGGTATCTGTAATTTTTGTAGCAGATGCAATCTGTTCTTTTTCTGCTAAATCAATTAAATCGGTGTTGGCTTTTATTTTTTTATGCGCAGCATCTATCTGTTCTTGGTTTAGTTGATTGGTTTTTTCTATTACGCCTTGCGCCGTTAAAAACGACGTGCCTAAACCGGCGTAAGCTGCGGCTTCGTTTATAGTTGCGGCTGTGATCTTATCCGTACCGCTTGCCAATTTTTCTAATAAATCCGATCTAGCCTCTTAAAAACGACGTGCCTAAACCGGCGTAAGCTGCGGCTTCGTTTATAGTTGCGGCTGTGATCTTATCCGTACCGCTTGCCAATTTTTCTAATAAATCCGATCTAGCCTCTTCGCTTGTAATATATTGGTCAAGTATTTTTTTGTTTTCTTTTGTTGTTTCTTTGAGCTTTTCAAGCGCAGCGGTGGCTTTTTGAGCCGCAGACTCTGTATTGCCTAGCTCGCCTTTACCACGCTCTAACGCGTCCGTCAATTGTTTCCAATCTACAGTGCCGGTTTTGAGTGCAGCGGTCAACTTTATTAGTTGTAGCTCCGTAGCAACCACATCATCTTTTGCATCCTTAAAAACTAACGATCCGTTTCTTAGCGCAATGATTAAATCGTTTTCAGATTGTATTAGCCTGCCGGTGCTATCCGTGATCGTTGCCAGTGCTTTTTTCTGTGATGCGGCATATAGCTCTAGCGCTTGCTCAGCCCTTGCAGATTCGCTTACTACCGACGCAAACCAAGTGCCAAGTATCTTTAGTCCTTCAACTAAAAGATATGTTGCGCCGGTAACAGCGGCTATTCCCACCATGCCAACAAGAGATTGAAAAAAAGATGTGGCCGCAAACTTTGCACCTTGCCATGCAATAGTGGCTTTATCCGTCATGCCCGCGGCATTGTAAAGAAGACTAACAAATCCTTGCATTGTAAGCGAGTTGTTGCTAACGGCATAATCCATTTTTTGAATTGCTTCGGATGCTCTGTCAGTTGCTGGCACAGACTTTATTAGCTCGTCCCTTTCCCTTTTAATAGTGTCTTCAAGCGCAGCAATTTCGTTCTTTGAATCTGCTATAGATTTAATATATCCGTCTTGCGCAACCTTGTTAGATCGTAAATTACCCTCAAGATCAGTGTATTCTTTTCGTAGCGCTTCAATGCTGCCCGCTGCTTGAATGGCAGCGTTTGCTTGTTTTCCGGTTTCTTCAACAACTTCTCTTGTCTTTTCTGTTAAAACTATTTGCGACGTCGCAAGGTCATCTATTTTATTTTTTGCTTTGGTAATACCGGAAGTGCTTGTGCCGGCTATTTTTTGTAACCCAGAAATGTATTTTTCTGTCTGATCAAAATATTGTATCAACCTGCCGTTGATTTCCAAAGCTCTGTCGCTCGTGTTTTTAATCGCGTCTCCAAATTGTTCTACGGTGGTTTTGGTTTTCCAGAACTCAGCAGTTTCGCTTTTTTGAACTGCTATTAAAGATTCTATGGTTTGGATGTGTTTTTGTCTTATTTGGTCAAAAGCTTCGATTTCTGACTTTGTTAGTCGTTGGTTTTTAAGGTATGTATCTGTTGATTCTTTATAACTAGTAAGTACTTTACTCATTAAATTGATTTTGGTAGCCATGTCGTTAGACATAGCAGAGGTTAAGTTAGCAGATGACTGTATAGATTTTTCGTAAGATTCTATTTCAGATTTTGCCGCAGCTATTCGGAGGTTTATCGTGCCTATAGCGTTTCTTTGTTCTTCTTCTAATCGTTTATTGGATTCAATAGTTTCTTCTATTTTTGCTTTTTGCTTTTCAAACGACGCATCCAGTTCTGATAGCTTAGTTTTCATTTCCATAGCGGCGTTCGTTAAATATATCGGCATGTTTGAAAACGTATTGTAGGCAACATTGCCGGCGTAAATAAACGCACCAGTTAATCCGCCAACACCAACTATCGTTACCAATGTACTCATGTGATCGGCTAGAGCTTGTATGGCTTCGCTTACTCCAACGCTTATGCCGGTGAAATCGCCAAACTCGCCCGTTGCCTCCACAAAAGAGTTCTGTAGCAACTGCATCGACTGACCAATGGTAACGCCCATCTTTTCATACTCAGCCCCTACGTTAGCGGCCTGATCCGAAATTGCAGCCAATACTACATCGCTAGTTAGCTCGCCGGCCTCCGCCATTGCTCTTAGCTCGCCTGTGGTTTTGCCTAGCGAGTCTTTAAGTATTCCTATAATTCTGTTAGTATTTTCATTTACTGAATTAAACTCGTCACCACGCAACGCTCCGCTCGATAACGCTTGACCAAGTTGACGGATTGCATCTGACTGCGCTTCTACGCTTGATCCGCTAAGAGCCGCAGCCTTGCTGATTGTTGATGTAATATCAAGTATTGCTTGAGATGATCCTTGTATGGATTTGCTAATTGCAAAGTAAGTGTCGCCTACGGCTTGGTATGTTGACTTGGTATCATTGGCAATGGCTATCACTCCGGCCATTGCTTGTTCAAATTCTTCGGCTGTGCCGGTAGTTTGCTTGATGCGATTTTGCAATGTTTGCCATTGGTTTAGCGCGTCAAATAAAGCGTCCGCTGCAAACGCTGCTAACAGCGCATCCCGCACTGTGGTGAGGGTATCCGATAGCTGCCCGGCCTCGCCTTCCATCCCACCCATAGATTTAGATGCTTCTTCGAGCTGCGGAGTAATAGCACTGGCTGCCCCGCTCGCATTTCTCAAAGTAAGCGTAAGATCGGTTATCGCTCTTACAAGTAACGATGTTTGAGCATCCGTGCTTGCAGCGGCATCGCCTGCGGTGTTTAGTCCCGCCGATGCTTGCGCTGTTGGCAATACAACGCCGCCGGCTGCGACACCAGTGGCGGATAAGGAATTTGCCGCGCTGTCTATAGGTTGCGAAGCTCCACTAGCGGCATTGCCTGTAGCATTGAACGCACCGGCGGCGGCACTCAATGACGGCTGCAATCCGCTGGCAGCCGTTCCTGTAGTATTCAACGCGCCGGTAGCCCGATCTAACGGTTGCGACAGAGTGCCGGCGGCCGCTCCTGTGGTATTCAACGCACCGGTAGCCTGATCTAACGGTTGCGACAAAGTGCCGGCGGCCGCTCCTGTGGTATTCAACGCACCGGCGGCATTGCCTAACGGTTGCGCTAGAGTGCCGGCCGCCGTTCCTGTATTGGATAACGCACCGGCGGCATTGCCTAACGGTTGCGCTAGTGTGCCGGCAGCCGCTCCTGTATTGGATAACGCACCGGCGGCATTGCCTAACGGTTGCGACAAAGTGCCGGCGGCATTTGACATGCCACCAGCAGCAGCAGACGCGTCGCTTAATGCGACGGTAACTTTTTCAGAACCGGTAGTGACGGACGCTAAAGCCGCTTCCGCATTGCCAGTAACTAATATTTCAACTTCTACCTTCGCGTCTGCCATTTTCTTAAGCCGTAGCCAACACGGGGAACTCAATCACTACAGGATTATCGGCTTTGACATCAAACTTCAATGTCTTGGGCTTCTCATCATCAAAGGTAAACGCGTCTTTAGGCATGAGTCTTGCTCTTGCAACGCGGCATATAATCGGGGTATTATTTCCGCAGGCATCATTCATGCCGTCAATCTCAATACGAGCTACGGTATCGCATTCGCTCGAGATCGTAACTTTTTCTCCGCTAATAGCGTAGGCTTTATAGCTTACAAATACGCTAGTGGTGGGAGTGACAGTATCTAAAGCCCCGTCAACAAGAGGACGGATCATTCCCATAGAAGCATTCAACTCGTAATCCGTGCCATTAACATAAGTCACGGTGGGAGTTGATGCTGTAATGGTACCGGTTGCAGTAACGTCAGATGTAGTAACTGCAAACTCAAACTCCGTTGCAGAGTTAATAGTAACGGATTTAGTTCCGTTTAATATCGTAGGTGTAGCGCCGGCGATAATTACGGATACAGTGCCGCTAGAACCTAACCCGTGACCTGCGGATACAGTGCCAGTGGCTACGTTACTAGCCACTACTAAAGAGGTTAAGGTGACGGTATGCGGAACGTTATCGGTTGCGACAACGGTATGCACATTGGCGTGCGGGAGTTTTGTCCAGCGATCAACTGTCACGCTGTATTCCGTTGCTGTGGTTGCTGATACAACGGCTGCTTGCGTCATAGCAGTTAACGAGCTTTGAGAATACATTGCCAATATTGGTTTAGGTGTAGTAATAACCTCAAGCTCACCGGTAATTACTTGCATCTCGGGCACAACTGCAATTACTTGTCCGCGCTTGCCTTTTCTAGTATCAGTTACCTCCGTCATTTTCATGGCATTGTAACTAAATTTGGCCGGCAAGGGTCCGATTGCGTGCTGCTCTATATCGTTCACAATGGGGTACACATACACATCCCCCGATATTCTCATTATCTGGTTTTCTTGCGACATCTTTAACACTCCTCTAAATCAAACTTGAAATTAAAATCAACGTCTTGTATCCATAGATTCATATCTATGTATTCTGTCACGGATGCAAGTTTTAGGTGCAAAACCCGCAGCCTGTTTTCTACTGGCAAAATTTGTAGCTTGTCGATTGCTTCCCAAAGGTTTTCATTGGGGAGTGCATCGGGACGGTCAGCTACAAACTGCACTCTTATCTTGCCTTCGGCGGTAAGATATTTTTTACCGCTCCTGCTAAATTCAAGCGTTGGCATTGCAACCATCACTTGCTCACGTCCCCATAAGTCCACTAAACACTGCGGAGCGTGTTCACGGACTATGGGCTTTACAGCTTCGGCGATGCGGCTGCGGATGCTGTTAGGTGTCATGGTTTCTTGCGGCCCTCAAGAATGGTTTCTTCTATGGCAAACAGCCGCTCGTTAGTTTGCGCTATGTGCGCATCGAGCCGTTGCGTAAAGCTCCGCATTTCGTTTGTAATGTGTACCACTCCCCAAGCTACCACTCCAGCCCACGCGGGGAACCCGGCGGCCTGTAAATAAGTAAGAATCGGATCGTTTATTGGTAATGGCGCTGCAACTGCCACAGCATTAGCCAATGCGTAAGTAGTAGTTGCAGCTACCACTAAAACCGTAACAATAATAATCCCGTTTTCTACAAACAATCTTTCTCGGTATCTAGTCATTATCTAATCTCCTAATTGAAAGTGCATACCGTCAGGTACTTTCCAATCGCCGCCCCAATCAAAGCCGGCATCCCTAAAACAACGCATAAGGTCAGCATTCATGCTTGGCGGCTTACCGTAACCATTCCACGCTGCGTTTATATCAATGGCAATTCCCCAAGCGTGGAGCGATAAAGAAGTGCCGCCTTTCTTTTTCCGAATGTTAAAGCAACCATCCCAAGTTTTGAGTTTGGCAACTAAGCCGCGATTAATGATGTCGGTAAAAGCAACTTCTAACGGACGGATAAGTTCTTGATTGCAATAAATCTTTTTAGGAATACTGCCTATTTCTAGCTCTTTGGGAACATCCCATAAAACCATGGCGGATTCCTTTTCAGGATCGCCGTATTTCTTTAAACACATTTTACTCGTTAGCACTTGCAAAACCTCCAAATATGTTGGGTGCTATAGAAGTTAATCGTTTGGCAATCTCAAGAGCTACTGCTCTAATTTCCCATTGCGCATGCGGACTGGTGCGAGCCGTAAGCCAGTCGTGCCACATTTGAAAATTGCCAGTCATTATTAGTTTAGTGGTGATGTTCTGTGGTAAAACGTACCTTGCGTCACCTTTAGAAACGCCGGCCGCGATTAATTCGGCGTATGCTTCAAAGGCTAATTGCCTAGATGCCGCTATCTTATCCACCGTTGTTTGAGATGCTTTGCTAAACGAATATGGAATAACGGTGTTACCGTTAGGTGGATTGTATCTATATGACCGCTGTAATATACCGGCGTGCGCCACTCTAACTTGCTGATGCGATTCAACTAATGATACTTCGTCAATATGGAATGTCGCGTAAGCAAAGCGTAAAGCTGATAGATGTTTTTGATTTAAGATATTCAATAGCCGCTGATGATTGCTACGGCTATCTACCACGGAGCCGTAGCAAATCGATGCGTGCTTAGCTATTACGGCTTCGGGGTTAGGAGTGTAATCTTCTAACGTTACCTTCATTTAGTCATCATCACTATAAAAAACGTTATAGATTGTAATCACTAATCCAATCGCAACTGCAAACGCACATACCGCGGTAATTATGGTTTCCATTGCGATGCCTCTAGGCTAGGTTCTTTGAAATATGTTCTATCTTTAAATTCTTGTCGCTTGCCAATGTTCCAGGATGTTGTGGGTCTGTAGTAACCCATCACCCTAGACCAGTTTTCGCAACGAGTCCTCTGTTCCGTGTTTGTAGCCATGTTCAAATGCGCTAACATAAAGATACCTCTTTAATGATCTGTCTGAATAATCTTCATCGTTTTCAGCAAGCTGCAATAGCCTATCGATATACTGCCAGTGTTTATCTGCTAATTGCTCATCTAAATTCATTCTACTTCCCCCTGCCCAATTAACCACGGTTGCTCTTCACTAAGTCTACGATAAAAAGCCTCTTCTAAATACATGTAAAGCGTAGCACCGTCAGGCCAGCCAGTAGGCCATGCGGTCGGCATCAACACTTGATTGTTGACATCGAATATTGGCATTTCTACAACATCAACCTTTATTAATGCGTTGTTTGCATCGTAGCTATTTACCGTCACACGGTGAATGTTTTCGCCAGTGCGGATGTCGATAGAAGCCAGTGTATGCTTAGCGATTTCGACTGCATACGGATCGTCTTCAATGTATGCCATTAGTCTTCTCCTATTATAATTTTTATTGCTACAACGGTAGATGCGCCGCTAACGTTTTGCATCTTTAACAGGTAATTGTATGACGGCTTTAACACTATGCGAGTGCCGTCAGTTATCGTGCTGCCTACGTTTTTAGCATTTGGTGTTAGCTGCTCCCATATTATGTTGCCTTCAGCACCGGCGGAGTAGGTGGGGCTAAGGTAAAGCTCCGTTGCTGCTGCTGTTGTTGACCTGCGATTTAGATTGCGTAAGGTCTCAGTAGCGCCGTTTGCTGTCACTACCGCACCTTCAAACAAATCAAAATAAACAGGGGAGCTAGTAGTTTCAATTGTGAACTCTATAAGCTCAACATGCGCTGGGTTTGCCGGTGTTTTTATGAGGTATGACAGCGTGCCGTTACTTGCAATCGTGTGTCTATCGCTGTGTATAAACGCTTTACCGCTGTCGATTGCCATCTGTTGGTGTGATACTGGCACGGATTGATACGGGTCCGATTCCGTGCCGTCACCAGTGGATTTGAAATATTTCTTTAATCCGTCAGCATCTAAAACGGCGTAAGTCATAAGTCTAGCGTATCCTCAATATATTCTTTGGCCGATTGTTCAATGTTTTTAATCAGTTGGATTAATTGAGCGTCTGTATCTTCCATTGCAATCTCTTGTCTAAGTCTTTGGATTAACAAGATGATGTTAGAAAATAAATACACTAACCGCGATTTTTCGTAAACTTCAAAGGGTTCTATCATAATGTCGGTATCCAGTGAGAAAATTTAGTATTAGCAAAGTCTAATTGACCGGCGTAGTTCCGCACAGGAGACGTTACCTGTAACCAGCCTAGCAACCCATAAACAAATATACCGTAGCTTCCTAATCCTATTGAGCCGGGATAAGCCGGCTCTGTTGGCGCGTCACCGTCATAGGCATAGATGCCGGCTTTGCCATCAATAATGATGCCGTTGTCAATTTCAAATGCTTTTGACGGATTCATTTTTACGTTTAAGCGCGTTGATTCTATGAGTAAAATCGTTCAATTCTTGTAAAGCAAACGTCTCTTGTCGATCACTTTCGTAATCAACCATATCTATTGCAGCATCTCTTAGTTCCTGCAATAGATTTATCGCCTCTGAAAATAACTCTTTATAGTCCATTTAGATAGGTAATCTAATGGCTTTAACGGTTACATCGGTTACTTCAGTAGTAGTAACCTGTAGCCGCATTACTTGCGCGGTGGTTGCGCCGTTCAAATTCACATCAACAGCAAAGCCTGCGATGCTTCCGATCTTTAATCGACTGCTAACATCGTGGTCGGCAGATGTTGCGTCGGCAAGTGCCGTGCCGTTATGCACAGCGCTAACTACGAGCTTGCGTACATCCGAACCGTGCTTGGCCACTACAAGCCACTGCACGGCATCGTAGTTATCAACAAGAACGCTATCAACCGTTACCGTGCCATTGTTAGCTGCTGCGGTATAAACTACCTCGGCATCTTGAGAATGCCATTTGTCCGCGCCGGATCCAGATGCTGTCTTAATATAAAGCTTACCGTTAGTATAATCTAATCCTAAACTACCTAGCGGCTGATCGTCTGCGGGGGCTGCGCTGTATGGCTTGACTGTCGCCAATCCGTCAACTGATAATCCTAAACCTACTTCAAATAATTGCTGTGCCATTTTATAATTCCACTATAATGATACGAACTAAAGAAACGTTTAACGGGTTAGCATGTAAGTTTTCTATTTGTAGCTTCATAGTTCCCATAGAATAATTTACATGAACGCCGTATTGAATGCGGTCTCCGTTCAATGCGTAATGCACATGGCTGGGACCGTTAAAAGAAAGTATTGCTGAAACATCGGAGGTTCTACATAGATTTGATACGCCGTCAACTACGGATAAATACCACCGTACAGATTGACCTACGCTCAGCGGGATAGTATCCACTATGCCCGTAGCACCTGCGGCTATCGGTCCCACTGTAGCTTGAAACAACCCGGCACCAGGTGGTCCCGACATGCCTTGCATACAAGTAATGCCTATCTCTTGATCGTTGCTAGTATAGGCTGTAGCATCGGGGATACAAGTGCCGGCGGTTGCGTTTGGATTAACGGCATAAGCTGTAAGCGTTGGATTTGCAATTGAACATTCAACTAATTCGTTGCTGTTACTCACTAACATAGATTGAACCCTTTAGCCATGTTGAAGTTCGTAATTGCGAGTCCGTCACTTGCAATCTAAAAGTGCCTTCCTTGACTGCGGTGGGCACGCTTGTTTTTACTAAATAGAATTTCATGGTGCCAGCGGTGGTTGCAATATCAATGCCGCCTTCTATAGTGCCAAGAATTAATTCTGTACCGTCACGAAATAATGCCGTGAGTTTAGCTTGGCACCCGGTGAAATCTATATCTTGTTTGGTATCCGCATCCTTCCACATTATAGCAGGGAAGAAATCATCTCCTATTGCCATGCGGATTACGCCAGTTATGGGAATGCGGCTTGTAATTGTTAGCATCTAAATAGCCACCATATAAATCGCTCCCGTTGGCTCTGTTACATCGCGTCCGTCACAGGCTATGCGGGTTAATAATTCTGTATATCTTGCGTCAAGCCTATCCTGTATTGACTTCACTTCATCAGTAGTATGGAATCTAAACTCCATGTCTGCGTTCATTCCTATCAGCCTAGCGGCTTTGGCAGCTCCCGACAATGAGAAGGTATGCAGGTATGGAATAGCGGAGCTTAGAGTGCGTACTATGTGCGCTTCAGTCCAGTGGATAGCGCAAGGCAATCCCACAAGGGTGGCAACAGGATCACTAATGCCGGTGGCAATGCGTAAGTCACGACCGGCAATCGCTAGGTGAAGCGTTAGCAACGCATCCGGTACCTCGCAAGGCAGCCCGGCGTAAGCTCTTACCTCATCTATCGTAGCATCCATTTTAGGTTACAGTGGCTAATACGCAAGCTGATTTAATGGCAATCTCATAGTCTACTGCCATGTCATAAGTAATTTCAAGGCAACGCTTGCGCGGGTGGTATGCGGCATCACGGTGCATGATTGTACTCATACCCATTACAAGGTTCTTGATCGGGGTATAAAGTATTTTAGTATCTGGCATGTAACGGCAGGTAATAATCGGTTGTCTTAAAAAGGTTTGTCCGGTGCCGCTAGTGATGAGAGCCGCACCTGTAACATGCTTTGCCAGTTCAATATCGTAAGCATCCGCATTGCTGGTGCTTGCAATGAATACGCAATTACCTTTGTAAAGTTGGGAGGCTGCGGCTCTGATAGCAGCTAGACTTGTAACCCAAGTATCAGTGCCGGGATCGACTGTAACTTTAGGGCAGGTTACGTTATCGGTTGCGATTTGAATCCAGCCTTTATTTAAGGCTAGGAAGTTCAATCCGGTATCCGCAGTGCCGTTAATACCTAAGTCAGTAAGGTCGTTGGTGACAACCGTTTGCAGCATCGTTTGTATCATGTCGATAATGCCGGGGTTGTCGGCGTTATCTCGCAGGGTATCAAGCGTAATCGTTGCAAACAATTGAACAGGCAAAGATGTAAGTGTAGTACCTGTTGCAGTGGGTTCCGCTAAGTCACTAGCGACTGGCTCGCTACCTTGAGCAACGCGCTTTAATTGTCGCGGCGCTAAGTCTAAGATGTTGAAGTCTTTAGTAGCCTTCGACATCCGTTCAGTGGTAATCTTAGACAGGAAGTCATCTTCTACCATTAAGTTTACAATGGCATTGGCTTCTTCGCTTCTAAGTGAACCAGTAAATCGCAAGTCTAGCGGATCAATCATTCCTTTGGCTACGGCGATCAACTGAGTGATCGGGGTTAGCCTTTGGATTTCTTGGGTATTTTTGCCAACAAGCGACTTGACAATTAGCTCGTATTCTTGTCTTTTGTCTTTAATCATTATAAAAATCCTATAGTTACAATTGGGGTTTCTTGTTCAGTGGTAACGGTAAAATCGTTACCTTTGGTTTTGGCTATCGGTTGCTGTGGTTGCTGTGATAGCTTTTCGTTTATTGCTTTTACAGCGGCAAGCAATTCTGCAAGCTCTGATTTGTCGGCTTTAGCAGTTTCAGTGGGCGGCGGACAGTTATCATCAGTGGGTTCGACATCATCAGTGGCGGCAGTACCGGCTAAGCTAATGCCGGTAAGCTCGCCTTTCTTTAGCGATTCCCATAAAGCATCGTTATTTATTTGAATGCCAACAGCCCAGCTACCTTTTTTTGCATCTGCAAACATCGGGTCGCCGTCACGGATTAACCACGACTCAGCTACAAATGCTTGCTCTGGTTCAAAGGAATGATTTTTGTCGACATTCTTAGTCCGTCCGTTTAGCATAAAATCATCAGCGGCTTTTTTAATCGTAGCTTCGGACGCGGTGTCGTTTTGCAAATCAGGCTCGTCTGGTGAGTAGACAATGCCATAAGCGCGCTTCATGTCAGGATTAGATTCATCAGCTTTGATTGCAAATAGTTTATGCTTAGCAACGGATTTTAATACTAGCGGCTTGCCATTTGCAGGGGATGCGACAAGTGAAATAAAATCCACTTTCAATTCAAGAAGTTCCTGCGGAGGTGATTCTTTTTGTTTCATGTGGTATAATTTAATATTTTGGTTTACAATATTTGTACTATATATAACATACAATAAATATATTGTCAAGAGGTAAACATGGAAATTATTAAAAGTTTTTTACCGTCTTCTGTGCCGCAGATCGGGATCGATAATAGTTTGATCTGGCCTATAAGTCCGCGTGGTTTAATTGCGTTGTACCTTAACAGCCCAGAGCATTGTAGGTGCGTGCAAATAAAGGCTAATTCTGCATTTGGTGCCGGCATTGAGTTTGAAAGTGATGCGGATAAGATTGTGTTTGAGAATGCTTGCGAAACCGATGCAACGGGGTTGTTTGTTGACTTGGGAGTTGACCTTGAAGTATTTGGCAATGCGTGGCTTGAAACTGCTAGAAGCGGTAACATTATCACCGCGTTAAAAAGGTTGCCGTCACTTACCATGCGGCAGCTTATAAACGGCGGTCACATTCAAACGGTATATGACGGAGCGCAAGATATACAGGTGGTGTTCAGTGCAGAGGAGGCTATGATTTTCAAGGTATCATGCCCGGCGGGTAACGCATACTCTTATCCAAGTTGGATTGGGGTTAATGGCATGATTGAATTAGCGGAGGCTGCTACACGGTATAATGAAAAGTTTTTTACCAACAGAGCCATGCCGGAATATTGTATTACCACTAGCGGATACGAATTAACGGATGCTCAAAAAGAAACGGCACGCTCTTTCTTTGGTAGTGAGTACAAAGGATTAGACAATGCGCATCGTACCCTATACTTGCATTTGCCATCAACGGAGGCAAAGATTGAGTTTAAGCAGATAACTGCGGACGTTAAGGATGGTGACTTTCTATCACTTCTAAACGCTTGTCGAGAGCGTATTCCAATGGCTCACGGCGTGCCATTAAGAGTGCTGGGAGCTACGGCATCCGGCCAACTTGGGAATGGTGCTGAGGTAACGCAACAGCTAAAAGTGTTTGAAGACTTTACACTCAAGCCCATGAGAAACAGGCTAATGTCACAATTGCGTCCGATGTTTCAACAAATGGGAATAACTAGCGAAGCTCAGTTTGTGCAAATCGATACCACTAGCGAAGATGACTTTACCGCTTCTATTAGCGGTTGGCTTGCTGACGGATTGATTGATCGCATGGAAGCGCGTGAGATGATCGGATTGCAACAGGGTGGAACTAAAAAAATGGTTTCTGCGTGGTTAAAAATATGAAGCAAAAACTCACGCCGCCGGAGGACGTAGCAAAAGCTAAGCAAATGTGGGAGGCTGGTGAAACGCTTGATGCAATCGCTAGAGCTATCGATAGGATACCCAACACTGTGCGGAGCTGGACTTATGATCCCAAGTGGGATAAAGACAAGCGTACTAAGGCTATGCAAGACAAGTATGAAGCCAAACGAGAGGATCGCAAGAGGCTTGACCGCGAGAGAAAAGTGGAATACCGTAAAACTAAAAAGGAGCTTGATGCTTACGAGTTAGAAGGCTCGCCTTATTCTATGGCTTTTGAAAAGGCAATGTCACCAAGTTACGGGTTGCGTCCGTATCAAGTGGAGTTTTTGCTAAGCAAGAAACGTTTCAAGTGTGTACTAAAGTCGCGTCAAATCGGGTTCTCTTATGCTATGGCTTTGGGTTGTTTATTGGGTGCGTTGCGCGGACGGGATCAACTTGTCGTTAGCGCGTCCGAAGACCAGGCTAGTATTGTGTATGAGTATGTACTCCGTCACATTGAAAATCTTGGCATAATACCGGAGAGCGTGGATACAACGGATTTTTCAATTCAACTTGACCAGGCTAAGATCAAATTCTTTGGCAGCAACTTTAGAACAATACAGGGCAGGGCGGGTGACGTATGGCTTGATGAGTTTGCATGGCTTGTGCCTGACCGACAAAAGAAAATATGGGGAGCTATCGCACCTAGCGTGACTTCAATCGGTGGTTCTATAACCATAGTATCCACTCCGTTCCTTCCTGATTCGTTTCACTGGCGGATAGCTGAAAATCACAATAACGAATGGTCACAGTTTGAGCGTTGGAAACTCACAATTCACGACGCGATAAATGACGGTATGGAAATACCAGGTGGACTTGACGAGTTGCGTTCGTTATTTGATGCCGATGATTGGGCGATGTTTTATCTATGCCAATATGCGGAAGGTAGTGATGCACTTCTAAATTGGAATATGCTATCGGGAGCTACTGATGAGTTAGCGGGGTTGTATTGCGATTATTACCACGGCGGAGTTGACATAGGTAGAACATCGCACCGTTTTGCTGTGGCTATCGTGGGGAAGGTTGTGGGTAAGGATCAGTATGTATTAAAGCATTGGCAAATCAGCAAAGGCTTGACCTTTGCCAAACAAGAGCAGGAGGTTTTGTTGTGGGATCGTAGGGTAGAAATCCGTAAATGGTCAGTGGATAGAACTGGGTTAGGAATGGATATAGCGGAGCGATTAAGCGAGAGCCTATCGCCGCGTTGCGTTGGAGTTCACTTTGACGCTAAGAAAAAGGAGCGTATGGCTATGAAAATGCTAAAGCTCTTTGAAGATAAGAAGTTTGTCATACCGAATAACGCGGACGTTATGGCAAATTTGCATTCAGTAAAAAAGATCGTGAGTAGCAACGGCGTGCGGTATGAGGCTAACTCTGATGAAACACAAGGGCATGGTGACTTATTCTGGGCTGTAGCTATGGCTGTTGATTCGATGGTAGCAGGCTATGGCACTGGTCGCGGGAGGGTAGAGTTATGGGCATGAACCAAGAAATGGCTTTGTTGATCGGTGAGAAGTTGCGCGACTTGGCAACGGATCAGGATGTAATTCCATACGACACCGGCGAGTTGATGCGGTCGCATATTGTAGTGCCGCAGGGAGTTAACGGCGCGATGCTTAGCGCTGGCAGACCTTATGCGAAGCATGTATTCTATGGCATACGCGGAATAAAGCCGGTGCGTGCTAAGGCTTTGCGTTTCAAAGCTCCTAAAGGGTGGCGAGGGAAGGTAAGCAAAGGTGGTTATGTGTTTCTTAAGTCCGTTGGGCCGCGCGCGCCGCGGCCTTGGATGCTTGTCGCTATTCGTAATTTGAAGTCCGGCGGCTTTGGATTTGTCGCTAATCAGTTAAAAAAGAAAATAATACTGGGGTTTAAGAAATGATTATTACGCGCAGGGCTTTGATTAGAAACTTAATGCTTGCCAAGATCATAAAGTCAGATGATGCTTTTGAAGCGTTGCATCAACAGGTTATGGAGTTGTTAGTAGTTGAGTGGGATAAGTTGCTTGCTGTTGCGATAGCTGATGCTTTGACGGCTGCGGAGGCTGGTGCTGATGTAGCTGCAATTGCTACAGTTATTGAGTCCGCTGCCGGCGGAGTTGCGATGGAGGCTGCGGTTCGTAGTGAGTTGACGCAACTTACTCAAGCCATAGTACAAACGGGGTGGACTGAGGCTAGTGTTGGTATTGGCTTTAACGTGGCTGATACTAACGCTCTAGCGGTTCTAAAGGAAGGCAATCTATTCTGGGTGCGTGAACATTGGAATGAATACACTGGCAACGTAATACAGAAAATCCTTGATGATTCGTTTGCTATCGGTGGCGACTCGCTTGCCAATAGAATGCGCAACCTTGAGTTAGGTTTGGGTTCGTTAGTTCCTGGCACTGAAAACTATTGGCGAGTGCTGGCAGATCATATCGACACTAAAACCCGTGAGATAGGTAGAATTATGGCTTATGAAAAGGCGGGTGTTGATTCTGTTAGAGTTAAGGCTAGGATAGATGCTAGGACTACGCCGTTTTGCAGGGCAGCGCATGGCAAGGTTTTATTGCTGAGTGATCTTAAGGATCAAAAGAATAAGTACTTAGTAGCTGTAAATGCCAAAGATAAGGATGCGGTGAAAAATATCTGGCCTATGAAACGAGATGCTACTAATGTGACTGGTAATATTGGGATGCCACCGTATCATTTTAGATGCAGGACGGTAACGGTAGCCAATATTTAGAAACTCCTTTAACATCAATAACATAATATGATTTGTTTTCATCAAGCTATGTTATTGATTTTATTCAACAAACTGTGGCTAACTTTATGCCGTGTTGGTTTTGATACTTGCCTTTTTTGTCACCGTAACTCCATCTACAAGTTTCATCAGATTCAAAAAATAAAAGCTGTGCAATTCCTTCATTGGCGTATATCTTAGCATAGTACGGCGTAGTGTTTGAAATCTCAAGCGTAATATGCCCTGACCATTCAGGTTCTAATGGTGTAGCGTTCAGTATGATGCCGCACCTAGCGTAAGTAGATTTGCCAATGCAAAGCGCTAAGACATGTCGGGGTATGCGCACCTTCTCTAGCGAACTAGTAAGAGCGAAGCAATTCGGCGGTATAATGCACTCGTTGCCTACGAAAGTGGTGAACATCCGTTCGCTAACTTTCTTTGCATCCAGTATTGCAGGCTCATCATTATCGTATCTGTGGCATATTCTAAAAGTATCGCCGCATCTAATATCGTATCCGTAACTCGATAATCCGTAAGATATGACACCGTCACTTACTTGATTACCTACGAACGGGCTAATCATTTCTTGCTGTATGGACATGCGTTGTATCCAATGGTCTGGCTTTATACTCATGTAAATAAATCCCGTGGTGTGGGTTGGTATTTGCTGCCGCTGCCCATAAACATATCTATGAAAAGCAATATGTCCGTTGGGAACAGCGGCAGCAGTTGAGGCAATAGCTTTTGTTTGTTGCCTTGCCTTCGGATTATGCTTATTTTATTAACTCCACTACAGTTTTAGTTTTAAGCCTGCGCACCACTGCTAACAGCTCCTCGCCTTGCCTTAACTCGGTAGCACTGCCACAGCGTTTTACGATTTGCTGTATAAGTTCATTTTTTTCTACATTCAGGCTGTCAATTTCTACGTTAAGATCGGCTAACTGTAATATAAGTTTTGTCATAGCCTCATCACAATAGTGTGAGGTTTTTTGCGTGTTAGGAGCGTTGGCTGTGTCGTTGCCTGTTGGTTCGTTGCCTTTTACCACATGATGTGTCCACCACCATGAAACGTATTCTAGTATAGATTTTTCAATGGTAATGTCACGGTGAACTCTGAACACTTTGAAGTCCACGCCACCGACAAGCACAGCAACATCTGCCCATGTTGCGTTGTGCAAAGCCATGTAACCCATTACTTGAAGGGAATATGAGTTTGGTATTTGGTTAGTTCCGTCCTGACCCCAACCGTTAGCTGCGGTAAATTGAAATGGTGAAACTGTCTTGCATTCAAGGACATTTGGTGTCGCGTGACCTGGAATAATTACCAGTCTGTCTACAGTGCCAACAAGAGGGCAGCTGGGATGCTTGATAGTTTTCTGTGGATTTTCAAGGGTAAAACCAGTAAGTGAAGCGTACTCGTCTGCAATAAGCTGCTCCGCTAAACGCCCGTGTTTCATAGCTAGGCTTTCTTTGTCGCTGGGTTTAACTCTGCCAGTCTTAACCCTCCAAAGCTCGTAAGGAGTGGTGTGTTTGCTTTTACCCATAATGACGGCTATCTCACTACATCCGATGCCGTGCATTCTATCTTTATGAAATTGTTGTTTATCTTTCATTTTTAATGTTGTTTTTTACGATGTTTCGAATGATATAATAAACGCTTTACGGGTTAAAGGCAATCAAAAATGCGTGCAACTAAGAAAAAAATTATATTGGAAGACTTGGAGAAGTATCCTAATGATTCGTTCAGTATGCGATCAGATCGCTTGTGCATTCCTAGATCAACAATACACTATGTAATCAAGAACTCAGGCTCCTGTAAAGAGTATGTGCGTTGCCTATCTAAAGATGATCTCGAAAAAGATATTGAGCTTTACCCTGACTCCTCTTTAGTTGATAGGGGACAGAGGCTCGGGGTAGGCACATCAACGGTATCAATGGCAATTAGAAGGCATGGGTTAATAGTGCCTAAGTTTAGCCGTAAGTTATCGGAACTTAAGTTTCAGATGGATGTTGAGTCGTATCCATTGGATAGTGTTGAAGTTAGAGCTAAGAGGCTAGGTGTTAGTATTGGGAGGATCAAATCCCTGTTGAATTATTCTAGGTGTTTGGTAAGCCTTGATGCTATGCGTAAAGATATAGGGCTGTACCCTGATGATGATTCTAAACAGCGTGCCGCTAGGTTGGGAGTGTCGCGCAATACAATTTATACGTGGCTAAGCGCAATGGAATATGAAAGACCGTCATCTCCTAATCGCCGTCACCATAAGCTCAAGCAACTGATTGAAGAGGATGCTGTATTGTATCCATTTAGCAAGCCAAAGGATAGATCGAATCGGCTAGGAATAACAATAGATCAGTACAGCTATGTAGTAAAGAAATTCAAGACAAGCTACAGTCACGTTGTGACGCTAGAACAGGTAAAGCTAGATTTGGAGATGTACCCAGCCAGCACCAAAAAGGATAGGGCTGATAGGCTTGGGTGCAGCGTAGGTACTGTTCATTGCAGGCTCAAAACGCTGGGGTGGGTAAAGCCAGTAAAGGTTGTTAATCACTATTGCGATCTCCCTCCACAACGCCGTCCAGTATGGAATAATACCATAGATACTTGGATGCCTCCTGAAAAAATATAGCCAATACAATAGGCTGCCGGCTTGCCGGCTTTCGTAATTTGCACTTATGCAAAGCCGGCCAGAAAAAAGCCAATAGAATTAATAGGCTGCCGGGTTTACCAGCTTTTACTACTTTATTTTAAATAAAAAAATATATACTAATCCTTACCTGGCTCGGATTTTTGTTTCTGCAATTTGGTCAGAAAAAAGTCGCCAAAGATGGAAAACCTGGCAACCCGTTAATTGCATTGGCTTTTTCGTGGTCAAAATGTGTCCAGGTTTTTATGGGTAGGAAAGCCCAAAGCTGGCAACCATATAATTTAGTTGATAATATTATTTATGTATATTTATCAATCACATATAAACATATTCAACGTTATCAATAACTTGATGTAGAATGCCATTTTTCAATTAACCTATTGTTTTTATTCAACAACCTTGTAAGTCATTGATAGTTGTATACGGAATTTTGGATTTTTCAATAGTGTCAATAACTTGCAAATGCACACAGTTTAATAGTGGTATATGCCGTAAAAACTCTAACCTATTGTTTTAACTATACAACCTTGTAAGTCATTGATAGTGGTAAACCGAATTTGGCACTTAACCAAGATTGTTTTTATATTACAGTAACTTGCAATAAATATATAACCTATTGTTTTTATTCAACAACCTTGTAAGTCATTGATAGTGGTAAACCGAATTTGGCATTTTGCCAACATTATTCAACAGCATCAACGAGATGGTGCGCATATCGATGCAAGTCATTGATAGTTGTATACGGAATTTGGGATTTTTCAATAGCGTCAATCACTTGCTAATACACACAGTTTAATAGTGGCTAACGCGATAACTAATTGTTTTTATTAAACATGACTGTAAGTCATTGATAGTGGTAAACCGAATTTGGCATTTAACGAGGATTATTCAATAGCGTCAATAGGATGGGGTAAAGTCCGTTACATAACAAAATCTTATACTAACCATAACAAAATATTAGTAGCAATTGTTTAACAGGATAGTGTAGTATATTAATTAGTGGGATAGATACGAGTCATGATCGTGTCGACAAGCCCTAATCCTAGCTTCCCACTGCACCACTCAACAGGATTAACACAACAAACTATATAGGATTTTATATGACAAATCAAATCAGTATATACGGCGTATCTATACGTCAAGATGCGCAGGGCAGATTTTGCCTTAATGATTTACATAAGGCGAGCGGTGGAAAAGATCGCGATATGCCTAGCCATTGGAGCTGTTCTAAAGCCACTCAATTACTAATCGAAGAATTATCCGTTAAATATAACGATCCTTTTGTCTCTCATTGTGGTGGAAACAAAGATCATATGGGAACTTTTGCTTGCAAAGAGCTAATGTATTCTTACGCATTATGGTTAGATTATTCTTTGTTATTCAAGTTGATTGACGCAATGCAACCTGATAATTTAATCAAGCATTTTTTAGAAAACCTAGATTTAGAAGAATTGCCACCAGACTTATTTGTGTATGTAGCTCAAGAAGAATTTTCACATAGATATAAAGTTGGAATCAGTAAGCACCCAGAGGAACGGATAAAACAATTAAACGTAGGAAACCCTGAACATTTAGTCCTTGTGACATACTACAAAGCTACATTGCCTAAATTTCAAAGCGAAGTTCAAGCGCACAAAGTATTAGCAGACCACAGACTAAGAAGTGAGTGGTTCGATAAAGATACGGATATAAATCTAATCGCTTCTGTTGTTTAACCCCTTGACATTTCTTTTTTAATCCCCATATAATATTAGCAGTGGGATAGATAAGGATCGCAACCTTATCGACAAGTGCAACCTCACACTTCCCACTGTACCAACCAACTGAGGGAATGTTAATTATTTTTATGAGGACTAATTATGACAAATCAAATAGCTACTAACAAACAGTTAGTTCCAGTCTTTGAAGCCACTATCGGCGGTGCGATTGTTAAGGCTTGCGATGCGCGGGCGTTGCATACTTATCTTGAGGTGGGAGCTTTATTTTCTAACTGGATCAAAGATAGGATCGAAAAGTATAAATTCCAAGACAATCAAGACTTTATTGGTTTTTTTCCAAATGGAAAAAAACCTCAAGGCGGCAGACCCAGCACCGAGTATCACCTGACTCTTGACATGGCCAAAGAATTGGCTATGGTAGAAAACAACGATAGGGGTAGGGAAGCGCGGCGGTATTTTATTCGTATGGAGAAGGCAGCTACAATAGCCAACGAAGAAGATGAGCTTGATATAGCTATTAGACAGTCCAAACAGATCACCGCAATATTAGTGCATCAAAAAGAGATGCGGCAAGAGATCAAGGCTATTGGTGAGAAGCTCAAAGAGTTTGACTCCGAGACTGGCTACAGAACCGTGTTAGCTTATGCACGGGATAAGCATTACATATTGCCAACAAGCATAGCCCAACAGATTGGTAAAGATGCGGCTAGGTTGTGTAGGCAAGAGAACCTAGAAATAGGGAGATGTTCAGATGAACGGTATGGTCAAGTCAACAGTTACCCTATTCGTATTTTAGAAAAGGTTTTTAAATAGGATCGAACGCATTAACTATTTGACGTTCTTTTAATCACCACCGCCCGCTATATGCGGGCGTTTTGTTTGCTTACCTACCCTTTACCCAACCCCATATACTCTTCAATCGTAGTCTTGGCTTCAAAGTAAGACTTGCATATCACTACCTTGTAGCCCTGCCCCGACAAGTCTTCCTGTACCACCGTTTGAGATGTCCGCACCTTACCCGCCGGTGTCTTCATCTCAATAAACATCCCATGATAACCACCCCTAGCAACAGCCAAGAATAGATCAGGAACCCCAGCAAGCATTCCCTCGTTCTTGAGAATAAACCCAGTCACCCTATCGCGATTGCCGCCGTTGGGTATGGAAAAGAAAACATTATAATAATCCTCCCCATACACCGACCTAAACCACTTTACTATGGCTACCTGTTCTTGATGCTCATTCATAAAAGTTTCTCCAATTTCTTTTGCATTTCAATAAGTTTCTCGCACTGATACACTCGCACCCGATCGCCTCCTATCATCACCCGCCTGTCAGCAGTATCAACCCCCAACGTTGCTAGGTTCCTAGTCCACGAGTTCATAAGCTCCGACCGCCTACCGTGATCTTTGCACCATTTGCCATACGCTTCATAAGCACTTTTTTTATCAAACACAACCTCCTCCTCCTCCCAGCCGCGCGGCATTGATAGTTTGCTCTCATCTTCAATATATATCACCCCCGTCATCATCACTTGATGCCACCATTGAATTACAGTATTGGCATTACGCAGTTTATTATCCTGCTTTGATACGGTTGTAGCCTCCCTACCCTCCGGGATGTCACGCGGATTAAAGTCCGTCAAGTCATGCTGAAGTAGAAAATATACGAACGCTGCAAAGTTTGCTTTTGACAACGCATTAAAATACTGATAGTCACCCCTGCGTTCCATGCTTACATCAAGCATAATCCACCGCCTATCGTCAATATCTAGCGGCACTGACCAGTCTTCATTAGAAGATACAATAATGTGCATACAAGACTTTACGTTAAACGCTGGCAGGAACTTCTTTTCACAGCGTAAAATCTCATCAGTTACTAAGGACTTCAAAGCTCCCGATGCTTTTTTATCCCCACCCCAAACAGCCTCATTTGAAACTAAAAGCACCGATGTTGCAAGCGCATCGTTAAACCTTCCTGTAATATCATCAGAACGCGACACCATTAGTCCGCACTTCCCAAACGACTTCACCATAGGGTCTAGTATTATATTCTTGCCAGAACCCTGCCCGCTCCGTAACGCAATAGCGGCATGCCCGCGCTCGTTTGGATGCTGATACATGCGGGCGATCCACCCGATAACGTAGTCATAAACCACTATATCGCCGCAGCACCAAATATCCATAATATGCTGTTTAATCAACTCGCAATCCCCGTCTATTGGATTAATGGCAAGCCCTTCGTAAAGATTGATAGCCGCACCACTTGGCAATTCATAGCCAGGCTTTGCTACTATACCGGCGGACGGCGCGAAGTAAAACTCAGTATAGGTTTTACGATCACGGCTACGCAGCCATGTTTCATAAACCGAAACCCACTTCAATGTACTGGCTTCTTTGCCCTCCACTACGTCTGGATACTTCATATTGCCAAACACTTTAGCTGCTGATCCTACCTGAATAAATCGCATTGTCCAGCCGTCATAACCATTGAGATCGAAATGACGGTCAATAAATACCGCTGAACCCTCCACTAAAGCAATGCCCCACCTAGAAAATACATCGCCGAGCGTGCGCGACTTTTGCAGTTCAATGTCCGCATCCCCAACATGCAAGCCGTGCCACCCGTTTTTTCTAGCCAAAGCAAAGAATTTCTCTAATGCCAGCGGATCGAATTTAGATTTACCGTCACCAATACCCACAAGCTCTTGCGACTCTTCACAGTAGCCAGTGCCTAGCAACAACAAAGCCACGGCACCCTCATCACTTACAGCCCTTAGCGCCGACTTTGCCTCCGCTATTCTTATGATCTTACCGTCTCTAACCACCCCCGGCACCGTTGCCATAGTAGGAATTACTGATGACGGAGTAGAGTTCGGTATATTATCCTTAGCCCCGCGTATAACCTCCGCTACCGCAGCCCCGCCCATACCTACAAACATATCGTTAAAATCATTGTAGGGTTCGACAGGATAAGCTACGCGACAAAGCAATCCTTCTACGCTTTTACGCCCAGCATCATCATTGTCCGCAGCTACGATTATATCTAGTAGTCCACCACCTAATGATGATGCTACCTTCTTTAGGTTCCCGGCAGAGAACGCAACCACCGTTACTATACCAGTGGCTTCATATACGCTTGCTGCTGTTGCCATGCCTTCGGCTATACATATCTGATCCCGACCTATCACAGAACCGCCGATAGTGAAGAAAAGACCGGACGTACTAATGCCGCCGGCAAACATCTTTTTCTCACCAGGTGCATCAGGTATATATTGAAGTGATGTTAAATCATCGCCGATCAAAGCCATCGGAACTATAAGCCCGTTCAATAACTTCCCACCTCCCAGACCTAGCTTAGATGACGGTAACCCATTTACCCTCCGCACCCCGTCAGGGCATTTAATACCCTTGCGCATCAGGTATGCGCTGCTACTGTCACCAGGCTTTGCGTTATTATATATCGTTGCTACGTCAGGCTTAGCAGTTCTTATTGGCTTTATTGGTGTTACGTTTGATGAAAACTGTCTGGTATCTACCCTTATCTTGCGCGTATCTCCCGTCTTCCAATTGGCATAAACAAATACGCCGGTATCGGGATGCCCTACATACCAGCCATCTGTGCCGCGAGGTTTTTTAGGATCAACAGAAAACCTGTGTTCTTTGTCATCAAATATAATCACATCCGGCGCAACCCACCCTGCGTCGTTTATGGCATTTTTTGCCTCTTGTTCTGGATTAGCGCGCATATTGATTCCACCATTCTTTACGTTGTCTTGCGTACATAGCCTTTGCTACCTCCTCGCCATATATAGATTTAAGTCTATGAATTATGTATGAATTACGCGCTCCTAACTTTTTAGCTTTTGCCACGATTTCATTGTATACAGTCATATCCACCGGCAGCCGTTCCACTAAAGCCAGCATCACATCGTGGACTTTTACGTCAGGCTTGCCAACCGATTCTTCTTTAGCGACATCTTCCTTAATCTTTTCAGTGCTATAAACATTGCCGCATGATTTACATACTAACTCCCGCACTGAAACGAATTGATCGCCCCCCGTTTCAACAGCCACGCCAAGCTCGCCGCACTCGCATACCGCAGCGTAGCACTCAGGGCAGGCTAGTATGTAAGCCTTGTCGCGGTATAGCTTCTCGCCTTTCGTAAACCAGGTGTCGCAAGCATTGCACCGTTTCATTTTATCGCCGTCAATACTCCATAGCCTATTGTCACCAGGATGCCCATGCACAATGTGATTACCACCGTGATCTAGTATCACACAGTTAGCTTTGTCTCTAGCGATGCGCAGCCCCCTTCCTATCATTTGCATGTATTTTACCACTGATAAAGTAGGCACGCTCAAAAGCACACAAGAAATATCGGGAATGTCTAAACCCTCGGTAAAAAGTCCACAATTTACAACTACCTGCATTCTACCGATCTCAAGATCACGCAGAGCTTGCGCCCGTGCCTTTGCGCTCGTCATGTAATCCACGGCCACCGATGGGATACCGTCACTACAAAACTTTTCTGCTATCATGTTTGCATGTGCAATGTTTGCAGCGTAAGCCACAGTCTTGCGACCTAACGCATACTCCCGCCAGTTTTCTGTGAGCTTGCCTACTACTTCTTTACGCCCGTATTGATCGCTCAACCCTTTAGCGTCATAGTCACCAGCCTTTACGCGCGCCGCAGCCTTCTCAAATGGGAAGCCATATAGAACTGGCTCGACAAGAAAACCGTCAGCAATTAGCTCTGGCATTGTGGAGGCTACTACCATATCGGTGAATACATTATCAAGCCCCCTCCCGTCAAGCCTCTGCGGAGTAGCGGTAAGCCCGATCACCTTGCCTGCGTACCCTTCAAGCATATTCATATATGAATTAGAAACGGCATGGTGAGCCTCGTCAATAAAAATCACATCAACACTTGGCATAGCCCTGCGAGCTAATGTTTGAATGCTTGCGACATGTACGTTAGATGCACCACCCGTCTTCACTCCAGCCATTATAATATTGTGCTGAATGCCGCCGTTGTATAACTTGCGACTGCACTGCATCACTAGCTCCCGCCTGTGAACCACAAAAAGAACCGATGCGCCGGCGCTCACATAATGCTGTATAAGGCTTACTGCCATTACAGTTTTGCCACTGCCTGTAGGCGACACTAATACTACCCTGTCACCAGCCTTCGTTACATTCCCTACGGCAGCCTTTTGAAACTCGTGTAAAATCATAGGATTTTTTACCATAAAAAAAAGCCTAGCCTTAATTGGCTAGGCTTAAAAACGACAAGCAATAACCGTTACTGCTTATACTGCTTAACTAATAACCGCATCTGGCTCATGCGACTCAGTAAACGCTCCCTCACCAAACATATCGCGAATTCCTAATGCCATAATAAAAGTATCAGAGTCTTGTGAAATCATGGACTCTTGCGTTATCCGCCAGTTGTAGTAATTCCCAAAGCTATTTTGCTCCTTTAAAGTGGTGAACCTGTAAGCATGAGAAAATAGCGGAGCTATAATAGTACGCCGCGGACTAACCTTTATGGTTGTGCTTTTCGCACGGGTCATCCACATGCGATATGGCTTTACTTTTGTGCTTGCAAAAGCCATAGCAGCTTCGCATGGCACATCGTCACGCACCAGCACGCCGTAGACATAGAAGGTTTCCACTAGATCATTCCCATCATGGGAGTACTTACCAAATTTCACGCTAGCAGCTATAGCAGCCTTGACTACATCGGACACCGGATCATGGTGAGCAATAAAGCCACCGCCTTTGGAACGCTGTCTCCACTCTACATATACATGCCTAGTTGCAGCAGGAACGAAAAGAATGCCTTCCTTCCCGTCATAAAAGGTATCATCTAATGTATATAGAATGTTGCCGGGCTTGGCTCCATTTTCTACACATGGACTTAATGCTTGTACGATCTGAAGAAATGGAACTTTAAGGCTCGCCTGGTCAAGTTTTTCAAACCCTTGTCCAGCGTAATCAGACCAATGCGATGCTATAATCGCAGTATCTTTTGTTGCAGTTGCCAATTCTTGATTAGCAACGCTTGCAACACTCACAACTTCATTTTTAGTTTTCATAGAATTTTTTCTATTTATGTTTGTTTTAAGACAAGAGTATTATTTCATTTCTTTTGCATGTTTGCGAGTATTATTTTCCTATACTAAGTATTGATAAATACAGTTTGCAAAAATGCAAATAGTTTGAAAAAATGCGCTTGCTAAATGCAAACAAACAACTAAGGTACATAAAAATGAAAGTAAAAGTAAATGTTACACGCGACAATAAAACCGTTTCTTTTCAGTTTGAAGCTGATGATCGCGAAGATGTTTTAGCTCAAGTTAATGAACTCATGGACTATATCATGAATAGCGAAGGGGAACACAACAATGAAACCAGCAAAATCCAATAGTATTGGAAGAAATATTAATGCCATGCGCAAGCAAAAAGGTATGACATTGAAACAGTTAGAAACTCAAAGCGGCGTGTCGACAAGCGTTTTATCCCGCGCCGAGCGTGGTGAAAACCTTCCTAGCATCACCAATATAAAAGCCATAGCAACAGGGCTAGGTTGCAAAACTGAGGACATATTATGTATTCGCATTCCGTAACGCGATCCTGGTTCCACCAGACCTATCCTAAGTATACTAAATATTTTAGGATATTCGGCAAAGATAGCGGCGACTATGAAGTTATAATTAGTTTTCCATGCGGGAAGTATATTGGCATCTATATTGAGAATGTAGTATCTGGACGCGATAGATCGCATGATGAACTGGTGGGTATTTGGGCATTGCAGCGTAAAGGCTATATGCACGCTGTATGCGCAAGCCATTCATCAGTACGTCGTGAAATTCAGGACTATATGCGGGCAGTTGCGAGGCTATAGTTTTAGTGGTAAAATTTATCCATAGGCAAAGCCTATGGATAAATTGCAAGCAATCGTAAATAACGAATCGCAAGTTTGCAAAATCATCTGTAAAATACTTGCATAGATTGAGAAACAGGAGAAACAAAATGTACGACAGAAGCAAGGTAACTAAAGAAGCGTGGGCTATAGCCAGGCACGCCGCAGAAACAAACGGAGGCAAGGCTCGTGACTATTACGGAGCGGCACTGCGCGAAGTTTGGGCATTCTTAAATGATGATGACAACGCAGTCACCGACAACGTAGTCACCGACAACGTAGTCACCGACAACGCAGTCACCGACAACGTAGTCACCGACAACGTAGTCACCGAAACCTATAGAGGCTGTCAAGTTGTAAGAAAAGGCAGGTTTATTTTTATTCGCAAGTATAGCTGGACTAAGCTATGGATATATCGGTCGGTGGGCGAATATTGGAACTATAAAAAAGCAGACAAGGCAATAAAAGAAATAGAGTCTGTAGAAGCCAATTGTTTGCAATACAGGTTCTGTAAACAAAATGAATAGGAATAATAACATGTGTAGCGTAACAGAAATTAATAGTTGGATTGATGCCGTAGATTTTTACGATCTTGAGCAATGGCTTGATGGTGTTAAAGGTCAGTACTTTGTCATAAACAAAGATGGGACGTTTAGCGTAGAGAACACTAGCCTAGATAACTATGTTCCTGAGCTTGGTATATACGATTGGGAATTGAACGCAGCTACTTGGGCGAAGTGCTACGGGGCGCATAAAAACGAATACGATGTTTGTAGCTTGAATTTGGGGATGTTGATGCTGGTGCTTAGGTTTAATGTGTATAGCTACACATACCAAGGCCGCGATTGTTTTAGGTTAGATTAGAAAGCGTAAATTTATTTTTTGCTACCTGCAAAAAAATAAAAAATAATAGTTGCAAATTTGCAAAACGCAGTTTAAACTATCTTCATCAGTTGAGAAACTGGTGAACAAAAAAAAGAAGCTCTTTAAAAATACAAGGTGAAAATATGAAAAACTCAGTTACAGATGCAATGATAACCCATCGCTCCACAATGAGAAGCCAGGCCCGATATGACAATGTATCGGATGCCAGGAGTATCGTGAACAGCATTAGTATTAGCGATATAACAGCGTTTATTGATGCGGGGGATGGCGAATCCATTGAGATTTGGGCAGACGGTAGTGTGAATGTCGGTATGGATTCAAACATCGGAGGCTGGGAATATGATCCTGAATATCCTTATGATTCCCCGATGTACACTATATCATGTGTAAGCGATACGCTAGAGGACGTAGATAGTGGCGATATTGATTTTTATCGCGATTATCTGATCGATCTGATTGAACACTCTTACTATAATTTATAATTGATTAAAAATCATAGCTAAGCTCGTAAGGGCTTAGCTATGTAACATCAGGATAATAATCATGTATAACAAAAGCGTAGTGCATAGCTGGATTGATTCCATAAACGATGCCGTTGTTGATCTTTGGATTCTTGGCGAAGAAGGTCAAGTGTTTGCGATAAACAGCAACGGATCTTTCAGTATTGAAAATACCGATGCAAGTGACTTTAACTCCACGCTAGGCATATATGAGTGGGAAGTGAACACTATTACATGGTGTCGGTGCGTTCCGAACTATAACCGATATGCAGATAGAACCGTGCTAGTCAATTGCTTGCGTAAAAATATTGGCAGGTATCTGTATCATGATTTAGAACCAATAAATCCTGAAGAAATCCCATTCTAAGAATGTACTCATGCCACCATTGATTGTGGCATGATTGCGTTTCAATCCTTGTTGTATTGGAATTAGGGTTGCAACCTTCAATCGCTTGCTGAGTATGCCAGTAAACTATGTTTCAATCCTTGTTGTATTGGAATTAGGGTTGCAACCCTGTGCAAATAAAAAAAATCCCATACTACATATTACAGTGGTATGGGTGCCACGCAACGCCGTCTGTGGACATTTTTACAACGTAGCCAATGCAAGCTCTTTAAAAACAAAGGCAACACAATAATAGTGTGTTGGTTGATGTGAATAGTATAGTTTATCTACAATCTAGTAGTCAAGAGGTTTTTTGTAAAAAAAGTAAAAAAATAAAAAATAATAGTTGCAAACTTGCAAATTATGTTTTAAACTATCTTCATCAGTTGGAGACAACTGGTGAAGCCCAAAAACAGAAGCTCTTTAAAAACACAAGGTGAATATATGAACGAAGCAAACATCCAATATGTAGGCAAATACGATGCTATGAACTGGCTTGCTGGCGGAGCTGGTAACTATTACGGATTGATGATGTCCGGCGGGGGTCGAGTGTATGAATGCCAAGCTAATGAATGGCTAAAGCAAAACACACTTCCTTATGTAGCCTGCCCAATCGAAGCGAAGGCTATCAATGAAGATGATCCAGCTATTGACGCTTATGTAGCTGAATTGAAACACTTATTAAACCTTAGCGTGATGTAAAGCATTGTGGCGACTGGCAACGGTCGCCCTTCAAGGTGGCAAGCTATGATATATTTAGAACCGTATGATATTGCGCATTGGATATGCGGTGGCGAAGGCAATTATTACGCTGTATTTGCGACTGGAGAAATTCGGATTTGCGACCAGGATTGTATAGATGCCGGTGGGTATGAAATATCGCCGATAATTTATTCTATAAAATGTCCGTCAGTAATTCCATCTGATTTACTTCGCTCTATTAGCGTACTTTCTTGCGGGGCAGGCAATTACCGTTTTCCAAACGGTGAAATAAAAGGCGAAGTAGAATCCGTTCAATATGCTATCGAACGTGGTTTGCTTCCAGAATGCGAAGAACTGCTTATAGCAACAAAGGCGCAACAATGAAAAACAAAGCAATAGTACAAGCAATAGCCCATAACTCTCACTGTGTAGCCCAATGGCTTACAGGTGACAATGATAACTACTTTGCAGTATGGGAAGATCATACTACAATAGAACGCGGCTGCGGATGGTTTAACAGTTCATGCGTAGGATGGGCATTAAGCCCGTTTGACTTTAACGCCGACAACGAACTGCAAAAGGCAGGCGGGTCGCGTATGCCTAATAGAAACTGGCGTTTTTTTGATGGTGACCATCTTTATGTTCTTAGGAACGACAAGGATGCTGCGGAGTATGCCCTTGCAAAAGGCAAGCTAAGAAATAGAACGGCGGAGTTTGAGTTTTTGCTTACGCTGTCCTCACAATAACTACAGCGCAAGCATTGATTATTGTTGATGCTTGCGCATATTTTAATGGAGTACAATATGACAACCTGTAATACATGCCTATTTTCTTATAGAACCGATAGGTATAGCTTAGACGCAACTTGTAACGTATCAAACTCGCCAACTGCTGAGGGTGAAAACAATTGTAGCTATTACGAAAATGTCAACAAACCACGCACTGAAAGATACCAGTGCGTCCTAGTGAAGAAGCAAAATGAATTTATGAGTAGAGTAAAAAAATGAGCGAGGATAAAAGAAAACGTAGACTGATACGCCGCACCCTGCATACGCTAACCTGCGCAAACTGCGGGAAACCCTTTGAAACTTACAACGCTAGATCAAAATATTGCTGCAACACTTGCAAAAGCCAGCGGAGAATCAAGGCTAAAAAAGCATCCTTAGCATGTGATGCAGTAGGGATTCAGTAGAGCTAAAAAAGCCGACATTATGTCGGCTTTTTTATTGCCTGGTATTTTACTATAGCAACTGGTAAGCGATATTTACCGCTCCTATTGCCACCGTGCCAATAGTAGCTATTGCTACAGCAATCGCCCAGTAACCCAGAACACAGCATCCGTTGGCACGGCATTCAGTGTAGATGCCGCTAACGGAACTTCCTAAATATAGCATGGTATGCCTTCTCACCTTTTTAAATTGACAACCGATTATACAGTATATTGTTGTCATTTGCAATATATTATCTACATTATCTACTAATGTTATAGCCTGGCTTTAAGCCCCGCATCATGTCGTGCAGTAGCCTGTCCCTTAGTCCATCATACATTGATGAGCATATTGTTTTCTCAAGAAGCTCCTCCACTGAAATTATCGCTCGCTTATAGTAGAAACTTGCAGAAATAATTTGCTTGCACTTACCCCTCAGTTCTGTAGAAATTTGAGCGCAATCCGATATATGTATGGCACCCGTAATCGTTGGCAAATCTACAGACCTCGGATGCCACGGCGGGATATATGTGATTGCATCACTTTCTTTAAACACCGGTCTATAGCTCTCATCAATCATCACAAAAGATTTGTCTTTATAAACAATGGTATCAAGATCAATCTTCATGGGTTTGCCATTTGTACCATCTATGCGATTGCTAACAGTATAATCGGCAACAACGCGATCAGTCAAAATGGCATTCAGTTCTTTCTTATTGAATTTTATATTTATCATTAACTCACCACAATAAAAGATAGTTTGACGCGGTACCAGTCGGCTGTCGCGGGATCAGCAACCTCAACATAAGGTTCCGCTTCTATCGGATCAGACTGATCCCAGCGCACTGCAAACGATTCCGAGCCAAGAGTAAGCGTCATGTTTGGAGTGCCGACCAGCTTCGCTTGTAGCGCATCTAGGGTTGTTTTTTGCATACTTACGTCAAGCTCTATTGGCTTGCCTGTGAGCTTAGTTCCCTCCTGCACTATTAGCGCACCACCTATGGAATACTCTGTGCCCTGTTTTATTGGTGTCCACTTGTATTTATTTGTCCATACCGCAGTGTCTGGTATGGCTACTAAATCTAATGAGTTCATGGTTTTATATCTTTTGCAATTAAATCAGCGGTGTATTCGTTCAGGATATACTCATTGAATATTTTGCCGCTTTTACCGACGTAAGTAGATATGCGGATATGCTCATGTAAGCTACTAATGTAGCTATGACCCCACGGGGTATGATTGCTACATGCTTTTAGCCTGCGCTTTACGGCTTGAATTGCTTTGCGGTGCGGCACGCCCAATTCTTTAGCTAGTTTCCTACTGGTGACCACCAACTACCCCACTAGCTGCGGCTAGGATTATTGGCTTAACTTTTTCAAAGTTCCACTTTAGGTCGAATAACTCAATCTGTGAGTGGCGGTAGTTGCTATTATTCTTTTTCATGTAATTCCCCTTTAGAACCCGACACTATGTCGGGTGATGTATTAATTATGTTCAGTAACACATTTAAAATTTATCCATCAAAACAGCCGCAAGGTTTTTCAACCGCATACCGATATAAATCAATCTGTATATCATCGTACAACGCAATATCTCGCCAAGCAAAATAACGACCAAGACCTTTTATGAATGTTAGTTTAGCGTTAGATTCCATTGCAATAGCTCGTAATAAAAGGTCTGGGTGGTTTCGTTTTAATTCTAAAATTTCACTTGTCTTGCAGCTAGGGCAAAAAAAACATGAGCTTTTTCCAGGATTAGTCAGTCCAGATCGAGCTATTGCTTTCTTGCATTCATCACGGTTCCAATTCCATTCCACTAACGGATATCGGCAATTCTCATATTTTTTTCTGCGAGTTTCGCCAGCATCAATGCCAATTAAAAACCTGTAATTATGTATGCCCTGTTTTTTTAAAAACCTCTTTTGTGGTCTTGCTTTGTAATGTTCGCTGCAACTTTTGTAGCCATAGGCAATACTTGGAAGACTGCGATTACGCAAACAATGATATTCAAGCGTATTAGCCTCGCTAACTGTTACAATACTAGGAAAACCAACGGACAAACACCATTTGCTCATGTTCTCAATATAAGCGTATGTTTCTGGTCTCTCACCGCCAGTATCAGCGAAAATAATTATATCTGGTTTTTCATTACGTTCATGCAGTCCAATAAGCATTGCTGTACTATTTGTACCTGCACCATAAGAAACTATTTGCATTTGGCTGCCATTATTCTTTTTCATGTAATTCTCCTTTAGAACCCGACCTAGACGCTTAAAACCAATCTTAAAGACAGACAACTCGGACTCACACTTCAAAGGTATCCCCAGTTAATTTTGGAGCTGTACCTATCACATATCCGTCTTTAATATACACACGTATCTGGTATAGTTATGCCATCTAATGAGTTCATATTTTTACGCACCTTTTGATTATATTTGCAGCCGCAGTATTTAGGATGTATTGATCATATATCTTATCCTTTTTTCCAGTGTAGGTTGATATTCTTAAATATTGATAAATGCGGTTGTCTGTGTACCGGTTGTTATAGTTGGATGATGACTTAACCCACCGATTTACGGCTTGAATTGCTTTGCGGTGCGGCACGACCAATTCTTTAGCTAGTTCCCTACTGGTAATTGTTACGTCGGTATCCATTAATAAATCTCAGCCAAAAGCAAAGGTTTGACCTTTTCAAAATTCCACTTTAGATTGTAGCCTTCTTTGTGAATAGTGCCAGGACGCTCGGCTAATGCATCTTGTCGAATGGTAACGCCGCGTATAACTATTTGGTTGCTCATCTATAACTCCAGTTGATATCAGTTGTTAGGTACATCGGGAAGCGACTAGATCACTTACCCGATGTTGCAAACCATAGCAGATTAAAAAAGAAATGTCAAACGGTTATGGAATAAATTTAATTTTTTTTGCTGAATCTTTTATGCGATCTAGCTCCTCTTTTGAAACAGGATTGCGCTTAGCCTCTTCCATCTTGCGCTCAAATCTACGCGCGTCCTTGCCAGTTAAAACGGGGGTATCTTTAATTTTTCTAGCCATAGCAAGCGTACCCACAAGAATGCTGTATCTCAGACAGGTAATCGCTTTGTTTCAATGGCTTTGCATCATCAGGGCTTCGGTATGATTGCTTTTTCTCACGGTACATATTCGCAATCTCAATCACTATTGCTGTATCTATGGTTAGGTGAAGCGCTCTCGCCTCAATACACGGATCCTCTCCGCGTGCTATCATCCGATTGTAAGCGTAAGAAATATCTTGAATAATTTCTTTATGCGGCTTTGATGCTAGGCTTGCTAACTCATACGATGTAATGGTTTTAGGTAGTAGCCACACATTAATATTTTCAAAAGGGGTTTTCATTTTACTATCCAACAAGTAATTGATACTAATATGTTGGCAGCTTTTTTACCCACTGTCAAATATAGCATATATAAACACGGCCATGAAAAATATAATGCAATCATTGGTCTGCCGGGTTTGCAGGCTTTGTCACTTTTTTCGAGCCAAACTCCTAAAAATAAATCCATACCGGATTTCCTAGAATAATATATATACTTTCTTAAAATAAAGTATACAAAACTGGTAAACCCGGCAGCACATTATTTCTATTGGCTTTTTTCTGGCCGGTTTTTATTTTCAAAAAATACATAAACTGGCAAACCCGCAACCTAAAGAAATACTTGACAAATTTTAACAACTATCCTAAACTGCATATATCTCAATTAGCTTGCCAGCCGTTATTATCGGCTGGTAATTGTGCGCTTAAACTTCAAAAGTATCCCCTACCAAGTTAGGAGCCGCGCCTATGATATACCCGTCCTTAATATATACCCTCTCCCCCACCGTTCCCTCGCCTTTCACGATCAGTGTGCCGCCGTCCTGTAGTAGCAATAGTACCCCATCAGAATATGATGCTGTCACAGTGCCAACGTCAACACGTCCGCTGGGTAGCATAGATATTAGCTTCTTATAGGGATTCATTTATTTCTACCTCGATCTTGGTCGTAACCTTAACTTGAGCGCAACTCACGTTTACGCTTCTTACTATTCCCTTGCGCGTTGTATCCGGCACGTTCCCGTTCCAAAACCAACACACGAACCTACCCGGCATTATTATATGCTCTGTTAGTGAGAATGGAGTTTCAATAGTCACCATTGAAGACGTGCCAGCATCACTTAATGCTCCCACCCCCCTCTGCCGTGTTGCCTCTGTCGCCGTCATAAGATTATCGGTTATGGTTGTAGCCATTATGTTACCGGCAGTTCCCAACCTCTTTATTTTATCAAGCCGTCCTCCGTGTGATCCGCCGGCAATCCATACGCCGTTATAAAACGGCTTTTGCCTCAATGCCCAACTCTCGCTCAAGATTGCATTCGGCGGGATCAACAATACATTCTGTACCTCAGTATCCCACTCCCACGGTGGCAACGGATACTTTTTTCTAATATGGATTAGATGTTGCATCGGATCAGGCTGGATATAGGATGCTGCCGACTCCGCCACCGCATTCAACGCTTCGATGTAAGTGCCAGTATGTGACCACGCAAGCCCCGACACTAGCCAGTCTACAGGATAGTCTTCAGTTCCCCATGCCACATCAACCATTTGCCAGCCGCTGCCGTTTAACACATCGCCGCATATTTGACGAGCGTTTACCGGGTTCGTAGAAAGGAACGTTTTTTTCTCTACATAAGGTGACGCAAGCACCGCATTAATACCGCGTCCGCTAATGCTTACGGACATATTACCATGTTGCGAACTCCAACTGTAAGACTCTACAAGTAGCTTGATAGTAGACACTCCAATAGTTACAGATACTTCAAACGGTTCTGTTTCAGCTACGTCAGCAAGCTGTAACGGATCAATAGTTGCGTTCCAATTCCAAGTCCATGAATCATAATCCAATGAAATAGAAAAAGATATTGCTCTAAGAGATACTGCGCCGGTAGTCTTTACCAGTGAGAACTTATGTTGAAATATATATGCTGATTCTACAAGATGATAATACATGACGTTTACTAGCTCCGGGTCGGTGGGGGTTATTATGACGGGGTGTGCGCTTCTCCCTAATCGCGGTGTAAGTGAAACAGTCCAAATTATGCGATCGGATGCCGTGAGTTTATCGCCCGCTTCTAAAAATCTTTTGTATGCAATAAGATGATTACCGACACTCCATCGGTCTGTAGATACAGCTGCGGTACTTTCACCAATAGACACAACACTCCTTGCTTGGCTTTGAGTTTCAATGCCAACAGAGGACGCAGCTCTTAACACATCCGTTACCAATTCCAATTTAGTATTTCTAGCTAAGTGATTGGAATCCGTTGCCACTAATTCACTAGAAACATTCCTAGCGTAAGTGTCGCGTTGCTCACCTGCGAATACAGACCTCCCGTAATGCGTTAGGCTGCGTTTAGAATAAATATTTGAAATATTACCTAGCCTTGAAATGCCGACAGCCTGTAGCGCATTGTGGGTTGAATGCTTGCGATCCCCATTATATCGCGCTCCAAACACTGAAAAGAAGCCAGTGGTAACAGGCGAACTCCTTCTTCCCAATATTCTCGCTTCTAAATATCCGATCCCAAAATCTAGCTCATTACCAATATTGTGAGTATTAAAATATAAAACATTTGACGATATATCCTGCTGCGATAACGGATAGGTTAGCGCTAAAGAAAATTCCGCTTCAAATTCAATGTAACTAACACCAGTAATATCCGCTATAAATGATGACGGCATTACTACCAATGCAATCTCAGCGGAATACAACGGCGCAGCAATACCTTCTATCGTAACTACCGTTACAACAGACGGCATTACAACATTAATTTCAGCAAATACCGATCCAGAGCAAAAATCAAAGTCAAGATCATTGCTGGCTGTAGCTGTGCAAAACCTTAGATCATTCATTTCAGAACATGAATGCCGGCGCTAGTAATATTTACTTTACCGCCAATCACTATGTCATTGTTTGGCCTCAGCTTAATATCGCCCGCACCACCGATAGCAGACACCGTCAAATCCGCTACCCAAGTATTATCGCTTGCAACCAACCTTGCCCAATTACAAGTGCCATCGGCCGCAATAGTATCATCCTCTGTTGCGGTTCCCAGCGTAAGAGTCCACCTATCGCCACCGTCAGTTATATTCCCCAATGCACCAGGTATTACCACGTCCGCTAAAGCAACACCCGCAGGCACTCCACCAGCCGCCGGCTGCAATCCGCTGTAAAAAGTAAATTTAGAATCGCTCCCGGCGTGGGTAACAAGACCTACTAGCATCAGTTTAGTGTTAATATACATACACAGGGTCTCTCATTATGGCTACTATTGGAAGTGGGGCAATGGCACCGGCAGCAGTATTCGTAGGGTCAAGTCCGACAACAAAGTAATCCAACAGTGGCGACACATCATTAAATGCCTTATAATTGAACCCATCAATCAAGGTTCTACAATTAGTTTTTACGCCGTTGCTTTTCTTGTACACATAAACAGTTTTTAAGCCCGCGGCTGTGTTTTTAAATTCTCCATCAATTTCGTAACCGTTACCAGCCACAGTATCAATATCATAAATAGGCTCAGATAATATAGTCATTTTAAAATACCTCCACGTTTGTCAATAGTTTAGCCGCTGATGTATACCAATATACAAGCGTGTTTGGCATCTTTCCAAATAAATTAAACCTAGCCCTATTAGTCGCTCCTATATTCCCCCATACATCATATACCCCGCGTAAATATCCGCGTAAAGTATTGTTATTTTCCCATACAGTTATCTTTGAAACTGTGCCTTTGTCGGAAGTCTCAATACCAGGGAAAACTCTTAATATGCTGTTATATAATATAAATGGCCTTACGGTAGCAGAAATAAACCCGCCAGTCTGGGTGTAGCTCCGTGACAAGTACCAAGTGCCATACCCATTGCCAATAATCCAATTTTCATTGTCACCAGTTTTTAAACTATCGATTTTACCGCAAATGATTACGCCGGCATTGCCATAAAAATAAACGCAATTGCCATCTGTAAAAATTATGTAATTACTAGCTGATACTATATTGGTGTCTATAGCTGTAGTGATATTGGTGTCGCTAAGAGAATCCGTCATATAGAAATTTGCTGCGCCTCCTGGCATAATCACTACCTTCATATACTTCCCACCTAGATAGTAGTAATATACATCAGTTGACGGATTAGTGACGGTAATAGCGCTCCCAGGAACCGTCGCCGTAATACTACCGGTAACAGTGCCGGTAACGGTTGTTGCAAAAGTGAATTGGTTTGTAGAAACAAACACTTCCTGTATCTTCCAATCACCATTTAATCCAGATGGTGTGGCTCCGTCTATCCGTACCACCATACCAGGAATTAACCCCCAAGCACCATAATATTCTCCACAGTTAGCAATTGCCAATCCATTTTTTAGTGTGATAGAAAGAGAGCCAATGCCTGGATCATAGCCATTTATCACGCTTGCCATTGCGGCAGGGAATTCGCTTTTGCTACTTCCAGGCATTGACGGCATTCCAAAATCATCTTTTCTTACGTATAGGCTCAACATTTAATACCTCCATGGTCCGCGTAAATCGTAACAAAACCCGTAACCATTGCTTCCAACAAAGTGCAGCATATTGGAATATATACCATTAGTTGGTGCGGTTCCCAATAGCGCAAGCATACCAGGATATATACCGCTCATATAAATTACTGAAGCATAAGTTGATGTAGCATAAATAGGATAATAAACATATTCATTATTCACGGGGTTAACGCCAGCGGTAAAGAACCCACCATTCTGTCCAAAATAAGTAATACCGCTTAACATGGAAGGACAATTAAGCCACGCATTAGCATATCCTTGTGCATATAGTAGCATGGCTTGATGTCCCACCACCGACCAGTTGCCAGCCGTCTGAGGATAAATAAATTTCATATCTTCGCTTAAAGAACCAGATGTATAATTAACGGAATTAAATACCCTTAACCTCGTCAATGCCAAACCGTGCTGCATATTACCTGAAATACATATTAAATAAAAAGCATTAGAATTGCAAATCACATACCAAGGAACGCTAGTCTCGCCTGATCCGTTGGCTTTTTGAAGTATCCCATCTCTTGCAGCCAGTGCCGATCCGCTGCGACAGGTAAAAGTAGATGTTGTTGTGCTATTAGTTATGCTTAATGGAATTGGAGCATTACGTGTATTGTCGATTGAAAACGTATAATTATTAGCTGCACCCAAATAAGTAAGCGGCGCAACTTTTACGGTTATCGTTCCAGTAACAGTAGTACCACTCGCATAATCGGTTAGCATGGTAAAAGCATTAGGTGCCGTTACATCTTCAATTTTCCACAATCCATTTAATTGGTCAGGTGATGTTGCGCCGGCGATCAACACCACTTGCCACTTAAAAAAGTTGTGACTCGCACCCGTTGTTACAGTTGCCAGTCCACCCAATCCAATGGTAATAGTAGCCGTCACCTCGCCATACCCAGCAATGCAGGCATTCAGTACATTATTTACATCGCTATCGTATCCTAGCACAACGCCGCACGCCGAACTATAAGCTCTTACGCTAGTATCTCGTTTCATACTGATGATACCTCCCCTCTAAACACAATACCAAATTGATCGGAGCTAGAATCCACAGCCGCAGGGCTTACGCACCTAGCTACCCAAAATACTCCGTTTCTCACGGTATTAAACCGCAGTACATTACCGGCCGACCTATAACCACTCCAGCCGCCGCTGCGCATTACGAAATAGGGAAACTGTGCGACCTAGAATTATTGACTTAGCTATCCCGGAATCAACGCTCCTCCGTAAAACCAATCGCACACATACAAGTGATGTATTTCCA